AACATCAGTGATGTCCGTCACACACAACGGCACAATCGCAGTAATATCAGATGCGTTCAGAGTCAACACTGGATCCAGCAGTCATACAACATACAGCACTGGCATCAATGGATCGAATTTAGAAGTTTACGGAACAGGTAGTAGTGATTCGAACACTTCGTCATTCATTCGTATAGGATTAGGTACCAGCACATCATCATCGGCGTTGGGTACAGAATCCACGATCACTGGATCAACCACTGATAGTTCTACAATAACATTTGACAGTTGGAATAAAAGCACATACAGAGGAGCAAAATATTTCATATCAGTTAAAAATTCTAGTAAATCTGAATATTCTAACTTGGAAGTATTAGCAGTTCATAATGACGTTGATGCTTTTGTTAGTGAGTTTAATAACGTGAATACAGGTAGTAATGATCTTGTCAGCGTTGATGCAGACATTTCAGGAACCGACGTGAGATTGCGAGTTACAGGACACGAACCTGGTTTAGAGATTCGTGCTTATAGAATATTATTGAAACATGATGAAATATCAGATGGTACCAACAATCGTGGATCTGTTGTTATTGGATCTGCAGAACAAACTATTGATAGTTTCTTGATTACTAATTACTATGCTGGATTTTATGTGATTGTTAGTAAAAATACCGACACAGGAGAATCATCGATTCATCAAGTCAATTTGATACACAACGGAAGTACTAATGTTTATTTGAATGCTGATCCTTCAATAACAACAAGTGGCGGAACAAATCAGTTAAACTTTTCATCCAGCATTACCGGAAACACATTATCTTTGAAAGCATCATCAAATGCGGGTTCGAACACTTCTGTAAGTGTTTATAGATTTGGAGTATTAATATCTCCTTCAACGTCATCGATTAATGATTTAACAAAAATCAAAGTTTATGTAAATGGCAGACAAAAAGTATTATATTCGGATTATAGAATAAACACTGCCACACAGAGTGTAGAAATGTTATCAGTTCCGTTATCGACAGATAGTATAGCCATCACAACCTTGATAGGTAATCATTATTACAACGAAGGATCTGACATAATACTAGATCCTACACAAATCGCAACCGACGGGTTATCATTAACACAAAATAGTACTCTGACAGTCACGACATTTAACAATGCCTTGGGAGCAACTCAACAGAGAGAAGTTTTTGAAGGAGTATACTCCGGCGAGTTTTATTTAGAAAATACTCCCACAAAGAGTGATTATGTTTTTGTTTGGTTAAATGGCGAGACCTTGGTAGCAGGACATGATTATCTAGTGGAAGGAAATAGGATTAAGATTTATTCAAGAAACATACTACTCACAGACAGGATAGATGTGATGTACTTCAAGGCAGTTTCGGCGATCAATGCTGTTGGCTATAGAATTTTTAAAGATATGTTGAATAGAACGTTCTACAAAAGAATAAGTCAAACACACACGACAAAACTGTCGTTACCATTAGATATTGGTGATGAAACCATAACAGTTGAGGAAGGTAGCAGGTTGAATCCGGTTGATGGTAGTACATTGAAACCGGGAGTGGTGTTCATAGACAAAGAAAGAATTGAATATTTTTACAAGAATGGAAATGTATTAGGAAATTTACGTAGAGGAACACTCGGAACAGGAATTAAGGCACATGCCTCCGGCGCAAAAGTGGTAGACGCAGGAGCCCAACAAACGGTGCCTTATGCTGATGCTATACACATCAAAACATACACAGGTGACGGTAGCACAGTTACATTTACCACAACATATGCACCATCTTCTGCCAGCGAATTAGACATATTCATTGGTGGTCAACGATTGTTAATCACTGGCGAAGATGGTAGCACAACTAATTACACTGTGGACGGATCAACAGCATCAGTGACTTTATCGTCAGCACCTGCATCTGGAACACAGGTAAAAATATTACAAAAACGTGGTCAAGTATGGTATGCACAGGGCGAAAACTCTGCTTCTGATGGAACAGGTTTACAAAATGCTACAACAATACAGGCTAAATTCATAGACGGAGAACCAACAAATGCACCTGAATAAATACAATAAGATGACTGATCAAGAAAATACTAAAAACATAAAAATAGAAGAAAAAAAGCCTCAAGACAAGAGTGGTATCAAAATGGAAGGGCATATTAAAATTTGGGATCCAACATCCGGCGAAGTGATTGTGGATAAAAGAAATGCAATCCATTATGAAAATATGAGTATATCTCTTGCAAAAAGTTTGGCCAACAAAAGCACAGGATTCATACACGAGATGGCATTTGGTAATGGAGGAACATCAGTGGACGAAACAGGAATAATCACGTATCTAACACCAAATACCACAGGAACAAATGCATCATTGTATAACAAAACTTATTATAAAGTAATCGATGATAATTCAACATCGAATAAAGACACAACGAGAAATAAAATTGAAACAAGACATACAGCAGGAAACAAGTACACAGACATAGTGGTGACTTGTACACTGGATTATGGAGAACCAACAGGTCAAGCCGCATTTGATAACACAACAAATTTTAATGGTGATTATGTGTTTGATGAGTTAGGATTAGTAAGTTGGGAAGGTACAGAAAATGGAACAACAAACAAATTATTGACTCATGTCATATTCCACCCTGTACAAAAATCTTTGAATAGGCTAATACAAATTGACTACACATTGAGAATTCAGTCATTAACAACATTTACGGAATAAGATAAATGGCTTACATAGTAAACAAAACAAATAGTTCTGCTTCACCAAATCAGTTCGTGGTGTCAGACGGAACAGTAAACAATCAGACAGATTTAAGGTTAGTAGGAAAAGGTTATTCCGGTTACGGAGAGGTCATTGCTGAAAATTTTTTACACTTGCTAGAAAATTTTTCAAACACAACAGCACCCACAAAACCAGTAAAAGGACAACTTTGGTTCGATGAAACCTCAGGTAAATTAAAAGTATATGCAGGAACATCTTTTCAACCTGCGGGCGGTGCCACATATCAAAACACAGAACCATCTCAGGCAACAGCAGGAGACCTTTGGGTAAAAGAATCAACACAACAATTATATTTTAACAACGGGGTCGAACACGTTTTGGTAGGCCCGGCTTCTACAACAGCATCGGGTTTGTTTTTCAATGATATAAAAAAAGCATCAGATGATTCGGATGTTCAATTGCAACAACTCAAAGACAATGCCACAACTATTGCAGTATTCAGCAAAGAGGACAACTACCAACCAAAAACTTCGATAGCAGGATTTCATACAATCTATAAAGGTATCACAATAAACAGACCAGGAACAGAATATGTGCCTGGCACATCTTTACCTAAATCGTCCACATATAAATTTTATGGCACGGCAACAAATGCTGATTCAGTGGGTGATTATCAAGCGTCTGATTTTGTTTTAAAACCTGCCGGGGTAACTTTGGATACAACAGGATTGACAGTTGGAGGTCAGAACAATTTCAAATTTACATCACAGGCAACATACGAAGGTGTTATCAGTAACATCGAAAACAACAAAGATATAATTTTTAAAATCACAGATGGTGGTATCATAAAACCAATATTGACTTTAAATGCGGCAGAAAATATAGTTGAAGTAGGAACAACGACATATCCTAGTTCCATTGATGTCAAAGGTACAATAACATCAACAGGTACAATAACAGGTAACGTCACAGGAAATTTAACAGGAACAGCATCAACGGCAAATGCGGTCACCGTCACGGCAAAGAACACAGAAAATACAACAGTATATCCGACCTTTGTCACAGGAACAGGATCGCAAAGTCTATATACAGATAGTGGTCTAAGTTATAATCCATCAACAAATATTCTCACAACAACAGCGTCGGCGGCGCAGTACGCTGACTTGGCAGAGATATACGAATCAGATGCCGAGTACGAGCCAGGAACTGTTGTAATATTTGGTGGAGACAAAGAAATTACTCAATGTAATGGAGGAAATGATACTAGAGTGGCAGGGGTAATCAGTGAAAATCCTGCTTATCTAATGAATTCAAATGCTACAGGCCAAGCAGTGGCATTGTTAGGAAAAGTCAAATGTAAAGTACAGGGATTCATTAGAAAAGGTGATATGTTAGGAACACACAACACATTACCTGGTGTGGCTAAAAAAATATCTTCGCCCGATCCTGGAACAATCATAGGAAAAGCATTAGAAGATTACGATTCCGCAGAAATAGGCGCAATTAATATTGTAGTAGGAAGGTGCTAAATATAAACAAATGGCATACATAGTTAACAAAACAGATGGTACAGTAGTAACTACAATCGTAGACAGCACGATTGATAACACAACATCACTAACACTATTTGGAAAAAGTTATTCGGGTTTTGGTGAATTATTAAACGAAAACCTTGTAAAATTATTAGAAAATTCAGCATCTACATCGGCTCCAACTGCTCCTCTAAAAGGAGAGTTATGGTTTGACACTGTCAGTAATTCATTAAAAGTTTACGACGGAACATCATTTAAACCATCAGGGGGTGCCAGAACCACGACAACAGAACCATCGTCACCATCAGCAGGTGACCTATGGCACAATTCAACAACAGATCAAGTTTATGTCTACTCAGGCAGTGCTTGGGTGTTGGTAGGACCAGTTTATTCATCAGGTCAAGGACAATCAGGATTTAAAATTGAAACGATCAACGACAACGGCGGAGTTGCAATAGTTATATCTTCTCTTTACAACGGAGCAATCAGAGTTGCAATATTATCAAATGTGACATTTACACCTCAAGTGGCCATAACAGGATTTGCCTCAATAACAGCAGGATTAACGTTAAACAGTACACTGGGAGCATCATTTGCCGGATCAACAACATCAGCATCGGCAGTGGATATATCAGATACAACCAATGCTTCAGCGACAATCATTGCTGGTGGTAACATGATGAGAAAAGACACCGATCAAACACTAGATGGTAGACTAACAGCAGAAACATCAATTACACTGGTGTCGGATGTATCTAGTCCTGCAGGCGGATTAGAGATGTCTATAACAGGTATCAATAACACAATTGCCAACAAGTCACAAGGTGGATTTTTAAATTTAGGTGTAAAACATTCAAGTGGTGATAAAACACCAATCACACTGGACGGAACAAACAACAGAGTGGGAATTCATACATCGGCGCCAACAGCGGATCTTGATATAACAGGTAATGTTAAAATCACAGGAAATTTAAGTATCACGGGTGAATACGAACAATTATCATCACAAATCAATTTGGTAGAAAATGCTTTCATTAAATTGAATTCAGGAAATGCAGAAGCAGATGCTGGAATCATCGTAGAAACATCAGACACCGACGATGCCAGATTATTTTACAGAGTGTCAGATAACAATTGGGTAGCAGGTGAAGGAGGAACATATTCACAACTCATCACATTGACTGACGCAGTCACAGATGGACATTCTAACCCAGAGAGAGTTTTAAAGACCACATCAGCAGGACTTGTGAAAGTCACAACTTTACAGTTGGGTGCTGTTGGTTCTAATATCTCCACAACAGATACATCAAATTTAAACGTTCCTACCACAGGACAAGTTGCTGAATCAATTGGCAGATGGGGCGGATCTGTCACTACAGGCGGTGGAGCAGATACAGATGCAAGTAATAACATTGCTGGAAAACGATACATTGGTTTAGTGGCACCGTCAGCCGGCGTAAACGATGCCGGAACTTCAGACGGAGACATTTGGTTTGTAAGGGAGGCATAATACAATGCCAACTATAACCAAAACATTTTCATACACAGGTACTACACAACAGGCAACAGTGTTGCCAGGCACATCCACGATAGACATAGAATTATGGGGCGGCGGCGGAGGCGGCGGCGGTGCCGACAGGAATCCAGGAGGTACGGGTGCTGGTGGATCTTATGTTGTGGCAACAGGTATAGATGTAAGTGCATTGGTTGGACAGACGATAAAAATTGGTGTTGGTGGCGGAGGCGCTGGAGGATCTGGTGGCGGTAACGCGGCAGGTGGTACCAACGGAAAAAGTTTAACAGGATATTCAGGCGGAGTCGGTGGTAATTCTGGACCGGCAGGTTCGTCAGGTGCTGGTGGTGGAGGAGGCGGAGCCTCTGTGATCACTATCGGTGGAACACAAATAGCAGTAGCAGGCGGTGGTGGTGCTGGTGGCGGTGGTGGAAACCATGGCATAGGAGCGTCAGCAACAGGATCAACATCGGCCACAGCAGGAACACCCGGAACATTGGGAGAAAACGGTGCCGGACACTCTGGAGACGGAGGTGGTGGCGGAGCCGGAGGCGGCGGAGCCAATGGAGGCCGAGGTGGAGCAGGAGCAAGTGGTGACACAGGTGGTCAAGGTGGTTACACAGGAACCAGTGCGGGAGGAACAGTAACATTGGCTTCTGGAACAACTCCAGGTGGCACAGGATCACCATACTATCCTTCGTCTATAGCATACGGTGGAGGTCGTGGAGGATCAGGAGGAAACGGTCTAGTAAGAATAACTTTTAATATCAATGTTGACGCACACACAAAAGTTGGCGGAGACTGGAAAAAAATTAACGAAATGTACACAAAGGTTGACGGTGCCTGGAAGACCATAACTGCCGCTTACACAAAAGTTGGTGGAATATGGAAAGCAATGTTCAATTCGGGAGTTACATTTTCTCCCACTTCGGCAGATTTTGGAGATTCAACAGGTAATTCTACATCGGCTTCATCAGGATCTGGTGGCGGTGGTTGTTTCTTGGCAGGCACAATGATCACAATGGCAGATGGATCATTCAAACCAGTCGAACAGGTAGATATCAAAGACGAGGTAGCAGTGGGAGGATTTGTTTTTGCCACTGGTAAATTCTTGGTTGATAATTTATACGATTACAAAGGAATCAAGGTTGCAGGCACACACATGGTCAAAGAAGACGGTAAATGGACAAGGGTTGAAAACAGCAAACACGGAGTATCGCTAGGTGATGACGAGCATATAGTTTATGTGTTTGGATCAGAAAATAGAAGAATAATTATTAATGGTATAGAATTTACCGACTACTTCGAATTAAGCGAACAGCAAGAATTAATAAATCACGGCGAAGGAATATTCAGTAATTGGCAAAATCATGATAGACAAATACATGATAAAAATGTTAATATACTAAATGCTTGATAAAAGTTTTTACCACGGCGAACAAGGAGAATGTTTTAAAAAATTAGAAAAACATTTTCAAGAAATCAAATACGAATTTGAGTCACAGCCCAACAAAGTTTTTTTAGATCCTGAAGATTTCTCAGATGGTGTTAGGGGATTGCCGGAAGATTTTTCCGACACAGACAGGCCCGGGGATTATGTTCACGGTGAATGGAAAGCATTAGGAATACAATCAGGTGAGCATGAAGGACAGGAATACAACGACTATCCTATGTTGTATTCGATACTAAGAAAATTTCCCTATAAAACAAATGTAGCATTTATGACAGTTGGACCAAATACCAAAATTGGTAATCATACAGACAACGAGGGAGGATGGAGATATCAATTGTGTATCGATGACGGTGGAGGTTCCGATAGTGGTATGTGGGTAACAAATTTAAAAACCAATAAACAAGAACTATACACATGGAAAACAGGTGAAGCATATGTTTTTCAACCTGGATTGCAGTTACATAATGGATTCAACAACAATCCAGGACATAGAACCACATTACTCATTGACTTTTATAAAGAATCGCAATACACTAAAGAAAAATTTGATGAATATTATCAAAATTATTCAGAATGTTTTGAGGGTTTAGACAATTTGGTAAAAGTTTATGAGGACAGAAAAAATCAAAAATAAGATAGCAATAGTGGGTCACACCAAGGGAATTGGTAAAGCCATCTCTGATTTATACAAGAAAAAAAATTATACTGTCGTTGGATTTAGCCGAAGCAACGGTTTTGATCTAGAAAAACAACAGAATGAAATATTAGAAAAATTAGATGATTGTCGTTTGATCGTCATCAATGCATACGCCAAAAAAGGACAATTAGAGTTATTAAAAAGAATTTATGGAAAATATCTATATTCGAACAAAAAAGTTGCTGTGATCACAAGCACATCAGGAACATCAGCAGGTCAAGATTCCGAACACACAACTAAAACTTATATAGAGTATTGTAAAATGAAAAAACAATTGATAGGTTATATATCAGAATTACAACAGGAATTGTTACAACCAGGAACAATGTCGGTACATGACATATGCCCAGATACAGTAAGAACAGAAATGTCAAAAGGACTGTGGGAAGATTATCCCAAACTAAAAGCAACAGATGTGGCAGAATGTGTTGACTTGGTTTTTTCAACAAACAAATATAATATAAACAAAATAGTGATTCAGAAATATGAAAAGTAGAAAATGGCATAGAAAAAAAGACTACGAAACACTGGTCAAATGGTGGAATCAACATGAGTTTGGAGTGGTACCTCAAGAAGTTTTACCCCCGGACGGAATAATGATTGAAAAAGACGGAGTTCCAATTTGTGCAGGTGGTTTGTACATAGGTAAAGGTACGAGATTTGCCTTCATGGAATGGGTAGTAGGAAACAAAGAAGCGAATAAAAGAGATCTACACACAGGTCTCAAACTCTGTATCGACTCCTTATTTCAATTGGCAAAGGACAAAGGAATGGATTTAGTGTTTACAACCACCGGACAAGAAGCATTACAGAAAAGATATACCAAATATCATGGCATGGAATTAACTGAAAATGCAGTCAAAACCTATCTTAAAGACCTTAAAGGTAACACCTATAAAAAATTGGATTGGATACAGGATGATGAGCAAATAAGCAAACGTTATTCTAATAAATAGCAGTAAGGATACTATAAAAAATGACAACAAAAGCAGAAGTAACAGCATATATTGATTCAACCTGGTCTGAAGCATGGACTAGTGATGAAGAGTCAAAGATAGATGCCATGCTTAATCCTGAAATCGCAGACATATTAATCAAGGTTGTTGGCGAGGTAGAATTTTTAAAAGAAGTAGCGGGTAATAAAAGTAATTAAAATGATCACTAAACAACAAACAGCAGATTATATAAATTTAAATATACATGAAGTATTGAGTGAAAGCGAAAAAGAAATTCTTCGTGGAGTGATCACACCAGAGATTGCAACAATCTTAATTAAATTATTGGGAGATGTTGCATTTTTAACAGAGATAAGAGACAACTAATATTATGGCATATACAGTAAACAAAACAGACGGTACAACATTAATTGTGTTACAAGATGGAACAATTGATCTTGCATCAACTGATCTAGCACTTTTTGGTAAAGGGTATGCCGGCTTCGGTGAAAGATTGAATGAGAACTTTGTCAAGATGTTAGAAAATTTTTCTAACACCACTGCTCCTGCAAATAAAATCAAAGGACAGTTATGGTACGATTCTTTAAACAACCAAGTCAATGTTTATAATGGAACAGAATTTAAACCGGTGGGTAGCAGTCGAAATTCTTCTACACAACCCACATCAGGAAACCTAGGTGATACTTGGTTTGATACAACAAACAATCAATTGTATGTGTACAACGGTTCAGGTTGGACATTGATCGGCCCAACCTCAGTATCTGGTTCTGGAGTCACACAAATAGTTTCAGACACAGTGGAAGATAGTGTGGGTGTTAATAGATCGATTTTAAAAATGATCACAAACGATATCATAGTGGCAATAGTCAGTCAAGTACAGTTTGTACCAAAAACAACAATTTCTGGATTCTCAACAATTTTTGTTGGGATCACATTGAACTCAACATCTCTTTCCGGAGCAAAATTACACGGTACATCAACTAACTCCGATGCTTTAGATGGCACATCGGCTAGCGCCTACATAGAAACAACAGGTGGTGCCATAACTGGAAGTTTATCAATAACAAACGGAATATCTGTTGGAGCAAGCCTTAACGGATCTCTATCAATGATATCAGATGATTTGATATTAGAAAACAATATCAATGATGGAGACATAAAATTAAATGTCAATTCGGGCAGTGTGTTGTCAACTAATGCATTAACAATAGACGGTGGAACAGCATCAGTTATCATTCCAAGAGATCTACGAGTCAAAGGAACATTGACAGTTGAAGGTTCACAGACCATTATCAATACAACTACTTTATCGGTAGAGGACAACATTATCGAGTTGAATAGAAATATATCCAACAATGCCAGTATGCCGAATCATACAGGATTAAAAGTTAATAGGGGTGTGGGAACGTCTCCTGTGGAAGAAGATTTATATTGGGTATGGGATGAAACATTTGCAGACGACGGAAGCACAATTTATGGCAACGCCGGTGGTGCCTGGACTGCATTCAGATCATCCACAGATAATTTAAGTGCACCGACACTGACAGACATCAGAGCCAACATAGTACACGCAACATCAACATCGGCACAATACGCAGATTTGGCGGAAAGGTACGAAGCAGATATGGCAACAGAGCCCGGCGATGTTGTGATATTGGGTGGTGAAAAAGAAGTGACGATTTGCAAAGAGGAATTATCTAATCAAGTATTTGGTGTTGTTTCGGAAAAACCAGCATTTTTAATGAACAAAGATGCCGGAAACAACGATTCGCACCCAATGATTGCTCTAAAAGGCAGGGTAGATGTAAAAGTTACGGGCACAGGCAAAAAAGGTGATCGTATTGTTAGCAGTAGCACCCCTGGAGTGGCAAAAGTAGCACAATTAGACGATTGTACACCGTTTAACGTGCTAGGAAGACTGTTAGTAGATAAATATACAAAGATAACACAATTAGTACAATGTGCAATAGGAGTTAAATAACATGGCGTATACAGCAGGTGACACAATTTTAGATGATGAATATAACTCGTTCGCGGCGAGTAGCTCATCACCTTACGGAATCAACCACATGATCGGAACAGGATCAGGTGATTATGGTTTAGGACAAACGACAATTTCAACAGTAACAGCAGGTAACACGGTAACAGCGGCCCAATGGAACTCACTATTCGGTGCCATGGATAACCTTGCCAACCATGCAGAAGTTTCATTAACATCAACAACAGCAAAAGCGGCAGGTGATAATGTTGCGATCATTTCAGCATTACAAACTGACTTGGCAAATCTAGCCACAGCGGTTGCGGCAGGATGCCCATCAGCATCAGGAGGACTAACACAATCAGCGGCATTACAAAATGCAGACTCCAGCACAAGATGGACAGGTAGCCATGTATCAGAACTTACTACAAACTTTTCAAGTGGTAATGAAATGAGATGGTTCTTTAACGCTGGCGGAAAAATTCAAATAGACACATCAAGAATAGGTAATGGTGGTTCTTCAGCAACATCAAAAGACAACTCACTCAGCGAATTAGTAACTGGGTTGGGAAGACTTGCGATTGGTTCAAAAGAATCTACAAGATCAGGTTCAACTGAAACAGTAAGTACAAACGGACTTGCTCTTGGTTATCATGACCTAACAACGTCTTATCAAACAATACTTAGACTCACACAAGATGGTGGCAGTTACACTTCAATGTACCTAGACATACAAGCAAAATTGAATGGTGCAGTGGGAACAGCAACAGCGATCACAGTGAGAGTAGAGTTCAATGATCCAGACGGCGGAGATGGCACATTTACATCTGGTAACACTTCAGGTGTTGATCAATATGCCAACTTCATTGGTCAGACAAGACACACATTGTTGACTTTAGACCCTAACACAACAAACGGTTTAACAACAGCGTATGTTCCGTCTTCGACTGCGGTAACATCAAACAGTACTGCCTAGTAATTAATTTTACCAGGTTGAGTTCTAGCCATAATTATGTTATAATTGTGGTATGGATTTATCTGACTTAAAAAAACAATCGGATCTAAGTTTCGAAGTAGCAACGGCCAAAAGGAATGCTCTGGAAAGAGCAAGGTCCAGACAAGTTGTTGCTTATAACGGTTCTATATTTTCTGCGGATGCTGATACCATCAACCTAGTTGACACATTAAAAAAAACACACAAAACATTTTTCATTCTAGACAGCAACGAAAATCCCTGCGAAATAACCAACCCAGAAGAATTTTTAGAAATACTGTTAAAACGAAATCAAGAAGCACTAAACGAATATCATCAATTATATAATCAATTAAAAAAAAGGGTTTGATATGTCAGCAGGTGTATTAATCTACTGTTTTGATTCGGAAAAAATCAAATATCATACAGTTACTAATTTCTGCATTCAGCAGATCAAAAAACATTTAAATCTTCCCGTGACAGTGGTCACTAATGAATCGACAAAAAAATTTTTAAAGGATGTTGACAGCACAGTGGTCATAGAAAATAAGTCAGGAAATAAAAGAGTTTATAAAAATAAAACTGTGGATTGGTTCAATTTAGAAAGAGCAAAATCCTATGAGTACACTCCCTATGACACAACAATACTATTAGATGCCGACTATTTTGTTTACACAGATAATTTGTTACAATTTGTTGATACTGGTTATGATTTTTTATTACACAACAAAGTACATGACCTAACCGGTAGAAATAAATTCGAATACAGTTCGTTAAGTATGTTACCTATTGTTTGGGCAACAGTGACTATTTTTAAAAAAAATAAAACAACCGAAAACATATTTCGATTGATACAACACATACAACACAATTACAATTATTTTTGTAATCTATACAGGATAGATTTTAAGAACTTCCGCAATGATTATGCTTTTGCGATTGCTATGCATCAACTGAACATCAAAAATTACATACCGGTTAAAATGAGTATGTTACCCACAGATGTTGACATATTAGAAATTAATGATTCTTCAATTAAGTTCCGATATGCTGATTGTGTTGGTATGACGGAAAAACAAGATGTACACATTCTAAACAAGGAGATACCAATCGATGTCTAAAGGTTTTCTATGGTTTGCACAGAACAACGAAAAAACAGATTATGCTAAATTAAGTATCGAGTTGGCAAAATCTATTAAACAACACAATAATGAAAACCTAATATGTGTTGTCACGGATAAACTGACAAAAATTAATAGCGATTATATAGATTATGTTGTTGTTTTAAAAGATGACAACAGCGAGAAGCATTCAAACAAATTTTCAAACGAATACAAAGCATTTAGTTTGACACCGTTTACACATACAATTAAATTAGAAGCCGATATGTTGTTCACATCCTGCACTGACGAATGGTGGAATCATTTAGGACAGCACGACATGGTGTTCTCGATCAATTGTAGAAATTATAAAGATGAAATTATTAATAATAGTCCTTATAGAAAAATATTTAATAAAAATTTATTGGCAGATGTTTATAACGGAATGTTTTATTTTAGAAAAAGTGTTTTATCTAAAAAATTTTTTGATATTTGCAAAACAATTACACTAAATTGGAGCACAGTAAGAGATGAAATGTTGATTAATTGTCATGACGACGTACCGACAACAGATGTAGTTTATGCTCTTTCATTGAGAATTTTAGATCCCACGAATCAATTATTAGTAGACTATCCATGGTTTAAATTTATACATAATAAACCTGGAATAAACAACACAGAAAGTGTCATGGATCAACACAATTATCTTTATCCAACACGACTCGCTGATAGGATGTATCTGGGAGGTAAGAGATTAAACAGGGTATGGCATTATTATCAAAAAGACACAACGGAGTTATTGAATGACCGAATTTTTTAACGCATTAGGTAATTTCAAGCCTAGGAAAAGAAAACCAGATCTGGTGACCATAGATGGAAAAATTATGGAAGTGTCTCACGAAACAATGTTAGAAATACAAAAATCAGGAATAGAACAATGGATGTTGGACAGTGATGGCAAGATTGTAAAAAAACCTATCAAAAAGACCGGCAGAATATTTAATGAACTTAAAAAATCAAAAGAAGGATATGTGTTCTTAGATGGAGATCCATATTGGCCCGTAGGATTCAAGGAAGGGGGATACACATGGCAGACACCGTTAGAATAAGTGATTTAGATTTTGTGTTAATATCTTTTTATGAACCCAACAAGGAAGAAAATTATGCTAATCTATTAAACATCGTGCCTTGGGCAAAACGTGTGGATGGAGTCAAAGGTTTTGATAATGCACACAAAGCCGCGGCAGAGATCGCAGAAACAGATTTTTTTATATCCATAGACGGAGACAATGTTATTGATCCTTCATTTTTATTACAAAAATTAGATTGGACGAAAACTAATAAAAAAGCAGTACACAGATGGAAAGCAAAAAATTCAATAAACGGATTGATATATGGCAACGGAGGAGTCGTTGGATGGGATAAAGAAACCTGTTTGAAAATGAAAACCCACGAAAATGCAGAGGACGAAAAAGCCAAAATAGATTTTTGTTGGACAGTACCTCATGAAAATTTACATAATGTTTATAGTAATACAGTAATCAACTTTTCACCGGAGCAGGCATTTGTTGCCGGATTTCGAGAAGGTGTAAAGATGAGTTTAGATCAAGGTAATAGAATTTCACCTTTGGATTTTTCAAATAAGATACATCAACACAATTTACGAATATTGTCCATATGGCAAAGCATCGGGGCAGATGTTGAATATGGAAAATACGCCATGTTAGGTGCAAGAGTTGGTTGTTATCAAGCAACCATAAAAAGTAATTTTAATTTAGAAAATGTTAGAAACTTAGACAGTTGTAAAAGTTTTTTTCATGCAATCAATGATTTGGATGAAGATATAGAAATGTACGGAAATAGTCTGAAACAAAAATTAGATATTCCAATCAGCACTTTTAATGCCGAAGGCAGTCGTTTTTTTAAATTTTGTCAAAAACCTTATGTTAATAAAGGAGTGCAGGATCGTGAGTAGTGTTTACAAATCAGATGCCGAGAAAGCCAAGGAAAAATTACTTTCAATTTCGCCTACGATGTGTCTAGCAAAATGGAATCAGGTGTCTTTACATCTACCCACTGGATTAACCAATTCATGTTATCATCCTCCACTGCATGAGATTGATAAAGATTCGCTGGCATCAAATCCAGCGGCATTGCACAACACCGAAGAAAAAATTCGACAACGAAAACAAATGATCGCAGGTGAACGACCTGCAGGTTGCTCTTACTGTTGGAAAATGGAAGACACTGGCGAAATGAGTGACCGACACTATCGTTCTGGTGAGCCATGGGCCATGGAGGATTTTGATAAAATTAAGCAAGATCCTTTTAATACAACACATACTCCTCGTTATGTAGAAGTCAATTTTAACAATGCCTGTAATTTTGCTTGTTCCTATTGTTCTCCTCAATTTTCAACAACGTGGGGTAAAGAAATCAATATGTACGGTGGATATCCTACATCACCTGTACACAATGACCCGACACATTTCTCAGGAAGAAGACAACCCATACCAAATAGAGAATCTAATCCGTATGTGGAAGCATTCTGGAAATGGTGGCCTGAATTGTATAAGGGATTGAAACATTTTAGAATGACTGGAGGAGAGCCCATGATGGATGTGAACACTTACAAGGTATTTGATTACATCATAGATAATCCAAAAAAAGATCTACACCTAAATGTAACTTCGAATATGTGTCCACCTGATCCCAAGTTAAAAACAAGATATTTTAATGCAGTTAGTCGTATTTGCCATGAAGAAAAAGTAGAACATTTCATGCAGTTCGTCTCTGTAGATACCTGGGGTAAACAAGCAGAATATATTCGTAATGGTCTTGATTACAACAAAATGTTAGACAACGTAGATCATTTTTTGACAATGATTCCTGTACGTAATTCAGTTACCTTCATAATAACCTATAACAATCTTAGTGTCACGGGTCTAAGAAAGTTACTTGAAGATATCAAGCATCTTCGAGAAAAACATTCAACCACGTATCAACGAGTATGGTTCGATATACCCATACTACGTCAACCAGAATGGCAACAAGTAACACTATTACCCGAATCGTATCAAGAGATACACAAAGACAATATCGAATGGATGAAATCGAATTCGGGAGAGAATCAAAAAGATTTTTCGTTGTTTAAAGATTTTGAAATACAAAAAATGCAACGTAATCTTTCTTATTGGCAAAAAAATTATACCGATGATAAAAAACAAAAAAAGAATTTTTACACATTTTTTACAGAACACGATCGTAGACGAAGAACAAATTTTGAAAAAATATTTCCTGAAATGCGAGAGTTTTGGGAGGAGTGTAGAAACTCATGAGCACAATAGGTTTTTTTGGAGATAGTTTCTGTGCCAGCAATCAATCCGAGAGTTGGTGTAATATACTTCAAGAGAAATTAGGTTGTGATCGTATACGATGGTTTGGCGAACCTGGAAGAAGCATATGGAGTGTATTTTTTAGGTTTAACAAATTGATAGAACAAGATCGTGTTCCGGATTATTCGATATTTTGTTGGACAGAACCATATAGACTATACCATCCGAATTTGATATTGAGTGCCAACACAGAACCACTGGAAGGAGTAGACCCAGACATTTATAAAACACTGGAAAATTATTGGAAACATTTACACAATTATGACAAAGACGAATTAGCATACGAGTATGCTTTGAAATATTATGATCAACACGTTTTATCTAAATTACAAAACAAAAAAATAATACAGATGTGGAGTTTTAAACCATTTGAAACGGCAGACAAAAATGCCAATATAAAATTAACAACAGGAATATTCATCGATGAAAGTATGTTCAGTTTCAGTGGTGGCCGAGATCATTGGGGCAAAGGAAAAATAAATCATATGACGATTGAACAAAATAAACAGTGGGCAGAGAAAGTGTTTAAGTACATATAATGAAAGATATAGATTACAAAAAACAGTTTTTAGATTCGATATCTCCATCGTTTTGTGGAGCAAAATGGTACAATGCTACCATATGGCTGGGATCTGGCATGACCACAAGTTGCCACCATCCGCCAGCACACAAAGTTGATCTTGCTAAAGTAACGCAGAATCCAAAATTGTTACACAATACTCCGGAAAAGAAAAACGATCGTGCCAAAATGATCGCGGGAGAAAGACCCGCAGGTTGTGAATATTGTTGGAAGATAGAGGACATGAAAAGAGATGCTGTAAGCGATAGAGTATATAAAAGCAAAATATATTCTAATGCAGACATGATAACAGCAAGCCAGACTCCTATAACCGAAGATATCAATCTCAAAACTTTAGAAATTGCATTTGATAGAACTTGTAATTTTGCTTGTTCTTACTGTAATCCTGCATTTTCGTCGACATGGGCAAACGACATCAAACAAAAAGGACCCTATACAGATTTAAAATCAGACGGACGTAATCATTTCACACATTCTCATGAAGAATCACAACCGTATAAATTGAATGAGACCAATCCGTATGTGGAAGCATTTTTTAAATGGTGGGATTCGGACCTACATAAAACTTTAGATGAACTAAGAATAACAGGTGGAGAACCAATGATGTCTCCTCACCTATGGAGATTGCTAGATTGGATAGAAACCCAAGGTGATAAAATGAATCCAGATATGCGTATTGCTATCAATTCTAATCTAGGAGCAAAACAAAGCATAATCGATGATTTTAAAACTAAACTAAAAGGATTTAAAAACTTTCATTTATACACCAGTAATGAAGCAACTTTTAAACAAGCAGAATATATCAGAGATGGATTGGATTATGGAGATTGGTTCAGCAGAGTGTTACACATGATGGTAGATAAAGTGCCGGTAGAGATCCACAATATGTGTACAATCAATGCATTATGTTTAGAGTCGTTACCGGAATTTCTTGAAAAGATTGTTTGGTTCAAACATTCTAGCAAGGTCTATGGACCAAAGATTAATTACACACTCAACATATTAAGATTTCCTAGTTTCCAATCACCGTTAGTATTGCCCGACGAATTAAGAAACAGATTTAAAGGTGACATTGAAAAATTTTTAACGAACAACGAAAAATGGTTGGAACAAATGGAAATAAATCACACAACACGATTAATAGATTACCTTGATGTGGTCAAAACACCACACGCAGGTGCGGCCACACAGGATAAATTACAAAAAGATTTTAAGGCATTTTATAGTCAATATGACAAACGTAGGGGCAAGGATTTCAAAAAAACTTTCCCAATTATAGGAGAATGGTACAATGGCATATGAGTACGGGGCCAAAGAGCCTGAAAAATTAAAAATAAAAGACATGACCGATAGGGAGAAAGAGTTACTGATCGAAAGTGACACTTTCTGTATACTACCTTGGATGCATCTTCATGCATATCCTGATGGCAGAGCGTATCCTTGTTGTTTTGCGTTTGATCCTTATCCGGTGGGAAATCTAAATGAAAACAGCATGGAAGAAGTTTTCAACGGTGACAAAATGAAAGACATGAGAATACGTATGCTGAACAATCAGAAATCTCGAGAATGTATGAAATGTTACGATCAAGAGAAATCTGGATTTTTTAGCCTACGTCTAAGTTCTAACAAACATTTTGGTCATAACATTCCGTTAGTACACAACACGCTTCCAGACGGCAAAGCAGATTTTGTTATGAAATATTGGGATATACGTTTTTCAAATTTATGTAACATGGCTTGTAGGAGTTGCGGAACATGGTTCAGTAGTAACTGGTATGAAGATCACAAAAAACTTACAGGTAGTCCTCCTCCACACGCCAAGGTAATGAAAGTTGGTAGAAGCACAAATGATCTATGGGAACAGATGCTAGAACAGTTTGAGCACACAGAACAGTTTTATTTTGCTGGTGGAGAGCCAATAATAATGGAAGAACATTATCGTATTTTAAAAGAACTAGACAAACGTAAAATGTATCATGTTAGGCTTATATACAATACCAACTTTAGTAGAACGACATTTAAGGACATAGATGTTTTTGAATTATGGAATAAATTTGATTCAGTGTCAGTTGGAGCCAGTCTCGATGCCGAGGGTCCTAGAGCAGAATTAATGCGTAAAGGCACAGTGTGGGAACAAACAATAGCCAATAGAAAGCGTATGATGGAAATATGTCCGCAAGTGGACTTTTATATCAGTTCAACGGTGGGACTTATAAACAGTCTTCATGTCACTGATTTCCATAAAAGTTGGGTAGAACAAGGTCTGATTAAACCACAAGATTTTAATTTTAATTTATTACAACATCCTATATGGCAACGGATGGACATATTGCCGCCGGAATATAAAGAACAAGTGAAAGAGAAATACAATGAACACATCAAATGGTTGAAGGACCAGGATTCCCTTACTAGGGCAACAAAAGGTTTTGAATCTGCATTGGATTGGATGTTCTCAACAGATAACCAAAAACATCTAGATCTATTTTTTGTTAATACACGGAGATATGATAAGATAAGAAATGAAAATACTCTTGAAATATTTCCAGAATGGAAAGAGTTATTTGACAAATATGAAAAAAATTAAGCCTAACGAAGGCAATAAAACATTTTGTATGGCGCCTTGGACGCACACATACCTTTCTCCACAAACAGAAAGGCGTATGTGTTGTGCTTCAAGAGAACCAGCACAAAGTTTTAAGCAGTACATAGATACAGGAAATGATGCCAATGAGTATAAACCTCTAACGTTAGAAGAACATTGGAATTCAGAACATATGCGTTCTGTGAGACGAAGAATGCTAGCCGGAGAAGAATTATCCGAATGCCAGGTATGTGATCATAAACTGTTGAATACAAATGTCTATAGATCTTATTGGAACAAACTCTTTGCTAATAAAATAGACGAAGCATTTGAAAGCACAGACGAAAACGGAGCAACCACAATGCCTACGATAAGTTTTGATTATAGATTTAATAATCTATGTAATTTCAAATGTAGAATGTGCGGAGATATGTTGAGTTCCAGTTGGGAAGCCGAGTCGAGGAAAAACAAAACATGGAACGAAGATTCTCAACCATGGATGGCTTCTCCGTTGCGTGAACAAATTAAAAATTTTCAAGACACACAAATAGTACAAGAGTTTACTGATGCGATAGAAACAAAAAAAATAAAAGAAATATATTGGTGTGGCGGAGAACCGTTGATGTGGGAAATACACTGGAACAGTATGCAAAGGATAATTGATTTGGGATTTTCAAAGGATGTTTATGTTAGATATAATACCAATTTAAGTAGAACAACATTTAAGAATATTGATCTTTTTAAGTTGTTGCCACAGTTTCAGGATTGGCAAATATGTGCTTCGATCGACGGAACAGGAGATGTGGGAGAATACATACGTGATGGATTGAATTACAAAGAATGGTTAGGTAATTTTAAAAAAGGATTGGCGGTAGCAAAAACATCAAGGGAAATGAGATTAGATTTCACAATCACAATGCCAGGATTATTAGAATTAAAAAATATGTTTGATCTGAGCCAGGAATTAGATGTAGAAATATTGACCAAAGTGATGTTCACTTTTAGTGCATCGGCTGTGTTGAGTCCGTTGGCATTGCCTAGAGAACTCATGTGCGAAATTATAGATGAAGCATTAGAATACATGGAACCAAAGGCAAACAGAAAACAACAGGCATTGATAGACACTCTCAAAAATTTAAAGATGAGAGAAAATATCGATGATATGTTTTTGGGATTTGATGCTTTCAGGGGAAAAAAGAGTGGTAAGAGCAGACAAGAATCAATCGATAAATTAAGGAATCAAGACATAACAAAAATACTTGAAAAAGATAAAAGGATATTAGACTGGTGGAAAAATATTTAAAAAGTAATATGTGTCATCTTCCATGGACTAGTTTAGAAACTAGGCCCGATGGCAGGTACAAGCCTTGCTGTTTGTATAGGGAAGAATTAAAAGACACTTCCGGGAAAAAATACAATACAACGGAACATTCGATATCGGAAGTAATGAATTCCGATGCCATGGATGATTTGAGAAAACAATTTTTAAATGGAGAAAAACCCAGTAGTTGTAGCAGTTGTTGGAAAGAAGAAGCAGTAGGTAAAACTTCAAAGAGACAACATATGTGGTTAAAGGCAGGAGTAATAGGTCAAACTCATATACAAAAAAATATAGTTTCGCCTAGATTTATTGATTTAAAGTTAGGGAATATTTGTAATCTAAAATGTAGAATATGTTCGCCTCACTCAAGTTCTCAATGGACGAACGACATGATCAGGATAGACCCAAACAGAAAAGACTATTGGAAAAAATTCAATCGAGATGGATTATGGCCAAGACAGCCTAACAAATTTTATGAAGATCTAGAGAAGCACATAGACTCGATAAGATTTTTTGAGATCACGGGCGGAGAGCCATTAATGATAAAAGAGCAATTTTCAATTTTACGTAAGTGTGTGGAAGCAGGAGTGGCAGATAAAATAGAAGTTCATTACAACACCAATGGTACACAGTATCCGGAAGAAGCAGTAAAAGACATTTGGCCACATTTTAAAAGGGTAGAAATAGCATTCAGCATTGACGATATTGAAAAACGTTTTGAGTATCAAAGACATCCTGCTGTATGGACAGAAGTTGATTCAAACATAAATCGATTTTTAAATTCAGGATTAAAAAATCTTTCTACGCAGATATGCACAACTCTAAATTTTTTTAACATATGGAACATTGACGAGTTAGCACATAAAGTAAAAGAATGGAATCCAGATTTTTGGTACATAAACATATTGCATCATCCTGTGGAGTTTGATATACAACAGATTCCTAGAGAGCTCAAGCAACAGATAATTGACAAACTTAGAAAAACTGAAATATACCAACAAGAAATACAGACGGCTATTGACTATATTAACGGAGAACCTGACTACAAGATTAAGGATTGGAAAAAAGCATTAACTGAAAAAATAAAATCAATCGATTCCGTCAGGAAAGAAAATTTTGGAGAAACTTTTAAGGATTTAAATAATCTATTAAAGATTTATGAGTGACGTATTGGTAGCAGGTGGTTGTAGTTTTACATTTGGTAACGAATTATCTGACGACGATGGTATCAATCCTTCAAAAATGTCATGGGCGGCATTGTTGTCACAACAAACAGGCATGGATTTTGTCAATTCGGCAAAAGGAGGGTTAGGGAACTCCGGTATAGCCAGAAGGGTGTTCAACGCAGTTTCGGACAACGATAACAGAAAGGTTGCTGTGACTGTCATGTGGACTTTTCCTTCACGTTATGATTGGGCGATGCCTAGACATAACATATTAGAAGATACTCGTTGGGCCACTATAACCCCCTGGGACTGTACAGAAAACGAAGCAGAAGTATTAAAAACTTTGATAGGTAATGATTCAGTAATACGAGATTTTAAAAAAAGAAGAAAAGAGTTTTCTGATGCGAAAGTCACAGCATTTGCCGATTCACTTTATAAGAATGCGGCAAATCGTTATCATGAAACATATCTAAGTTGGAAAAGCATCGTTTGGTTACAAAATATATTAGAAAAAAAGAAAATACCATTTATGTTTACACTCGCCGATAACACATTATTCTGGGAAGAATTTGAATTATTATACCAAAACGACAAATTATTAAAAAATCTTTTAAAAGAAATAGATTTTACCAAATGGTTCACTTTTGGAGACAGGCATATGGGATTTAACCAATGGGCACTTTTAAATGACTATCCGAGAGCATCAACTCATCCGCTTGACCAAGCACATAAAGATGCTATAATGTTAATGTTACCCGAATTTAAAAAAATAATAGGAGAAAAAAATGATCAAATGGATTAGGTCTTTGATTGATAAAGTAAAGCAACAAATTGCTTATAGAAAAAGACTAAAAGAATTAAAGAAAAAAGACCCTTTTATTTACAAGTAAAATGAAAACAGTACACAATTGGTTTTTGCCAGACTATGATGTTCATTATGAAGAATGGATGCGTATCAACAATGAAACAACGTATCAACGCCTTCAACGAGAATATGCATTGGCCAGAGTAAAACAATTTCGAAAAGCAATTGATATAGGTGGCAATATTGGATTTTGGAGCAAAGATTTTTGTAATAAGTTCAATGAAGTGATAATTTTTGAACCGGATCCGTCAAATATTAAATGTCTTAAAGAAAATTTAAAAACCTATAAAAACTTCACTTTACATGAAGTTGGTTTAGGTAGTAAAGAAGAAGTCAAAGAATTTTATATCAGTCCTACAACATCAGGAGGACATAGTTTTTTTAGAGATCAAATATTTGAAGATAATGTTGATAAATCTGAATTACAAGTAAAAAAATTAGATGATTTTAAATTTACCGATGTTGATCTAATAAAGATTGATACACAAGGCAGTGAATACGACATCTTATTAGGCGGCGAAGAAACACTACGAAATAATGACTGTGTATTGAACGTGGAAATAGAACATAAAAATGAAGCACAAAGAAGAAAAGGAAAACAAATAATAGAGTTTTTAGACAGTGTGGGATATAAAGAATTTGGAAGATCAAGAAAAAAAGAAGTAGTTTTTACAAAATGGAAAAATTAAAAGAAAAAATAAACAATATTTTTCGAAAGAATTCTAAATTTAATTTGATCGAAATGAATGATATAGATATAACAGAGGATCCGGTGAGACCGGAATTGTCTCTCACATTTCGTACTATCTACGGAAGAAAAATTTATGGACTCAAAAACAAAAATGGTGATATCATGGCAATCATATGCATAGCATTCACAAATGAAATCCCCACAACAGTCGAAGAACTAGATATGTTGAGTCGTGATGCGGCCGGTCCGTCGGTGTTGCGGGCAGGCATAGTGGGAAAAATAGCAGTTGCTTATACAGTTTGGGCCAAAATGAAAGGTGGCGGAAAACACATATTAAACGAAATTTTTAAAAAATTTAAAAGAGAACAACACATAGAAAGATTAGTCACTTTAAGTCCTTTGACAGAAATGGCCGAAAGGTTTCATATAAAGAACGGAGCAAAACTATTACAACGCAACGACACAACACAAAATTTTGAATATGACATTACACTGGAACAATGGAACAAGTATTTAGAAAGAGCGAAAGGGTTTTTTAAACTAAAATGAAAATATTGATAATGGGACTACCCGGATCGGGCAAAACTACATTGGCAAAAATGATAGCACCAAGGTTGAATGCTGTATGGCTAAATGCTGACAAGATAAGAGAAGAATGCAATGATTGGGATTTCTCAGACGAAGGCAGAAAGAGACAAGCACTGAGGATGTGGACGTACGCCGAAGAGGCGTTAGACAAAGGCAGAGTTGTGATCGCTGATTTTGTTTGCCCCACTGAAGAAACAAGAGCACAATTCAAAGCAGATTATCTGATATGGATGGACACAATCAAAGAGGGTAGATTTGAGGACACCAACAAACTTTTTCAGCCACCGACAACGTTTGATTTTAGATGTACATCAAAAGATGCTGAGACTTGGGCATTTTTGATAACACAGGAAATACGAGATATAATATGGGAGAAGAAAAATGTGGGACAATAAAAAACCAACAGCACAAATGCTAGGAAGATGGCAACCGTTCCATGACGGGCACTATAAATTGTTCCAGGAGATACACAAAAAAACAGGGCAGGTATTGATAATGGTCAGAGATGTGCAAGGTGTTGATGACAATCCATTTGATTTTGAAACTGTTAAGAAAAATATTGAGGAAAGGCTCAATCCCAAGTTTGAAGGGCAGTTCAAAGTGATACTAGTACCCAACATAACAAACATATGTTATGGCAGGGGTGTGGGTTACAAAATAGAAGAAATAGTGTTAGATGAAGAAACTCAAAAGATATCCGCAACAAATATAAGACAACAGATGCGTGATCGTGGAGAACTGATATGAGAGAAGATCTAATGGTACAACAGCAGGTCAAAAACAAATGGCAACACATGGTGGGTGTTATCTGCCTCAATCAAACTTACAGAAAACAAGCCAAACGTGTTTTAAGTGAATTATTCAAACGATATCCGAATGCCAAAAGTTATCTCAAAGGTAGATTATCAGCACAGCAAAAATTATTAAAACCTTTGGGAATGTGGCGTGTGAGATCGGAAAGATTGAGAAAAATGAGCGAGCAATTTTTAAACTGGAATGGTGAAGATGCGTCGGATCTACACGGAATAGGAAAATATGGCAGTGATAGTTATAGGATATTTTACAAAAATGAAATACCTACCGATGTACAGGATAAAGAATTAAAAAAATATATAGAATCTTTATGAGAATATTAGGAATAAATTGTATGAATCATGATGCCGCCATGGCTGTGGTTGACGGCCGAGATATTCTATGGGCCGCACATAGCGAGAGATACAGCAAGATAAAAAATGATCATCACCTGAACTGGGGGATAGTGAACGAGGCAATGAGTTATGGTCCTTTTGACAAAGTGGTGTATTATGAAAAACCATGGTTAAAAAAGAGACGACAGATTAGAGCGGGACAATGGTCGGAAGTTTTTACAACACAGAATCTGCCATCGGAACATTTAAAACAGTTTGGAATCAAAATTGACCAGTATGTAGATCATCATCATTCGCATGCGGCCGGAAGTTTTTTCACATCGCCCTTTACAGATTCCATGGTGTTGTGTGTGGATGCCATAGGAGAATGGGAAACTATGACTATATGGAAAGCCAAAGGCAACGAAATAGAAAAACTGGAAAGCATGGAATATCCTCATTCACTGGGAATCTTATATTCTGCTTTTACACAAAGAGTTGGATTGAAACCCGCAGAGGAAGAATACATATTGATGGGAATGTCAGCATACGGAACACCAAAGTACCGAGATAATATCTACAATGAATTGTTGGATTATCGAACTCTGGAATTAAAAAGAAATTTACACAGAGGAATAGGAAATTGGTTACCGGAAGCGGATCCCATGGATCTTGCCGCATCCATTCAAAAAGTCATACAAGAAGCACTCACTCATATATGGCAATGGAGTACGACTTACATACCAGACGGACAACGTGCTGTGAGCAAATATGGTGAAAGTCGTAATTTATGTTATGGTGGAGGCGTGGCATTGAATTGTGTGGCCAATGCAATTTTAATGAACAAGAAAATATACGATAAATCATGGATCATGCCCAATCCCGGAGATGCGGGTAGTTCGTTGGGTTGTATAGCCGCTTCGATGCACAGACACCTAAATTGGAAACATCCATTTTTGGGCACGAACATAGAGGGTGAATATCCTGTGGATGCTCTCATAAAGGAATTGTTGGAAAATAAAATGGTGGGAGTGGCCAATGGTCGGGCGGAGTTTGGACCAAGAGCACTTGGTAATAGATCATTACTTGCTGATCCTAGAGGATCAAAAATCAAGGATTTGGTAAATGGTATTAAAAAAAGACAGAAGTTTAGACCATTCGCACCAGCCATATTAGAAGAGGATGTGAACGAGTATTTTACCCTACCTAAAGGTGTTAAAAACACCCCTTATATGCAACACACAGCGGTTTGTACGCATGGTAAAGACTTTCCTGCCATAATACACTACGATAACACGAGTAGGGTTCAAACAGTGTCTAAAGCAGACAATCCAGGTTTTTATGAATTGCTTACGCAATGGAAAAAGAAAACAGGTTGCCCTATACTGCTTAACACCAGTTTGAATATAAAAGGACAACCTATAGTAAATGACAAAGATGATGGTAAAGCATTTACCAACAAATATGGAGTAAAAGTTTTATGAGAATTTTAGTCACAGGAGGTTATGGTTTTATAGGATCTAGGATTGTTGAAAGATTAATTGAAATGAATCATAGTGTTATAGTAATGGATAATAAAGAAACATATGGAGTGATTTCGGAAAAAGATCTCGAAAAATTATATTCTTGGAGACAGAGAAACTGGAAAAACGTTTATTGTAAAAACGGAGATGTAACAAAACAAGATGATGTATTGTCTGCTTTTAAAAATAGACCAGATTATGTGATACACCTAGCATCATATCCTAGAGCAAAAATAGTAAACAATAATCCGTGGGTGGGAGTACAAAATATTATAGGAGGAACAGTAAATCTTCTTTCTCATTGCCAATATATGCCTGTGAAAAAGTTTGTGTTTGTTAGTTCGTCAATGATATACGGACACTTCTCCGATGGAACCAAAGAAGACGCAGATACCAAACCGAACAATTTATATGGAGAATCTAAATTAACTGCGGAACGATTCGTCAAACATTATCACGCTCAACATAAAATAAATTATGCAATAGTAAGACCGAGCGGAGTCTATGGTCCAGGAGACATGGAAGACAGGGTATTAAGTAAATTTTTCCAGAAAGCAATGAATAACGAAACAATAGAAGTACACGATGGTGACAACAAAGTAGATTTTACTTATATCAATGACACAGCAGAAGGTATCATAAAAGCAACATTATCAGACGAAGCCAATCAAAGTTTCAATATTACTGCGGGCAATGCCACATCATTACGTGTGGCGGCAGAAAAGATCATAGAACTCACAGGCAGTAAGAGTGATATAGTTGATACAGGTGCTCATAAACTTTATCCTCGTAGAGGAACATTGGATATATCCAGAGCCAAAAAATTATTGAATTATCAACCAGAAACAACTTTTGATCAAGGACTAGAATACTATTATGAGTGGTTACAAAATAAAATTTAACGGTGTCGACAGATTGTATGATGCATACTCGTGGAGACTGACTCGTAGAGCGAAAAAAGTATGGAGCTCTGGAAATGTGTTGTTAGGTGCAGAACTAAAAAAATTAGAAAATAACATTTGCAAAAAATATAAAAGAAAATATGCGGTCGGAGTGGGATCAGCCACAGACGGACTGTACTTTTCAATGAAGGCACTGGGACTAAACAGATCGTCGACCATAGTGTGTCCGGCATTAAGTTACGTGGCCACCGCGGGAGCAATCAAAAGGTTAGGTGCAAAAATACGTTTTGTTGATGTGGACGACATTGGAAATATTGGTAGTATAAATTTACAGACTAAACCAAATGCCATACTTTACGTAAATTTATATGGCAATGTAGCGGACTACAATCGATTAAAAGAATATTGCGAAGATAATAAAATATTTCTCATAGAGGATGCCGCACAGTCACAAGGGGCATATTTAGGAAACTGGTTTAAAAAAATTCCATCTGGAACACTGGGTGACATATCGATCTTTAGTTTTGATCCTATGAAGAATATGCCTTGCTTTGGATCAGGCGGCATGATATTAACCGATTCTTTACAGGTATACGAAAACTTGATCAGTTTAAGAAGACACGGCTTACACAACAACATGGATTATGGTTACAACAGTGTGATTCCAGAAGATCATTCAGCACAATTAAATTTTTTATTAGATAAGTTTGATTCATTGCAAAGTATGAGAGAAAAAGTGGCCAAAAGGTATTTTAAAAATCTACCTACTGAATCATTTATAAAATCTAAAAATAACACTATAAGCAGTTATCATAAACTGGTGTTGCTACATGAAAAAAGAGATGATTTACAAAAGTATCTCAAGGAGCACGGGATAGAAACAAAAATACACTATTCAAAAACCTTGAACCACGGTTGGCTTACGTCTTATCCAAATGCTGAAAAAATTTGTAAACGTGCATTAAGTTTACCGATCTATCCATACCTAACCGATAGTGAAATTGATTATATTTGTAAAAGGATAAAAGAATTCAATGGCATTTGATTGTGTAATTGTCGATTTTCAAAAAGATCAAAAAAACAAGGAGTTTTTATTCAATAAATTTCCTTATGCTCTTTCGACTCCGTTTGTAGGAAGTTACTTTGACATCCTTAAAAGTTTTGTTGATGGTGTAAAAACTGATTTTTTTTGGTTAACAAGTGATCTTGTAAATTTACAACATTTTGATTTTAATTTTATTCCCGATCAACACCAACAAAAACAAATTCATGTATGGAATACTCAATCACAGAGAGAGGGAGATATAATGTTGTTGCCCACTAACGAATTTAAATCTCAAATGAATCATATAAAGTTTTTGAGAGATTATAAGGATATAAACTATCATGATACCAATTTTGAATACAACGAATGGCCGTCATTTAAATTTACATTTGATAATTTGACAGAACAAATAAAAAATCAAAAAACAAGATATGCAAATTATTATTTCAAAAAACAGCATAGCATAATACCAAGTTTTTGGGAAGATCAAAAGTTATATGTGTTGGACAAGAATCGTTTAAATTTATTGGTACCGAGATTTGATATGAAAGAAGAGTTGTACGAATATTCTCCCACATTGTTGATGGATAATCCCAGTGAAAAATTAAATTTTGATATTTGTTATATACACAACGGAGAACCGCAGGCACAAGAAAATTTGATGTTTTTAAAACAACATCTAAAGAAAAAACCAAACAAACTTCACATAATCGAAGGAGTCAAAGGTCGTAAGGAAGCCTACCAAACTGCCGCACGAGCAAGTGAAACAGAATATTTCTATGCCGTTTTTGCCAAACTAAAAGTAAACAAGGATTTTGCTTTTGATTTTGTGCCAGACACATTGAAATCTCCAAGACATTATATTTTTGATTGTTTTAATCCTGTGATCAATTACACTTACGGACATCAAGCAATCATACTTTATAATAAAAAACTTACATTAGAAAATGACGGCAAAGGTCTGGACTTTACACTATCACAGAAGCACGACCATATTTCTTTATTGAGTGCAGAGACAACTTTTTATACCGATCCACAAGTATGTTATAGAACTGCTTTTCGCGAAATAGTCAAGTTGCTTTATAATAAAAAACTAAAACCAACAGTTGAGAATAACTTTATACTGAAAAAATGGTCAGACTTGGATATTGTTCCGGGTGCTTCATATGTGAATGCCGCAAGAGAAGATGCCTTACAATTTGTACAATCTCATGATTATAATTTTGATGTTATTTTTAAGAGTTATGAATGGGACTATGTTGATGTCTTTTATAAAAAAAGATACAACTAATTAATTTTCTTTAAATGTTTTTTTCATTAATTTTGATGTTTTAGATTCCATATCTTGTTTTAATCTCGGAACATCAAATTTTAAATCGACAGTTTGTATGTTGTTATAATTGTCGTTTATATATTTTCTTAGAGCATTCGCAACATGGGTCTGTGATTTAATTTTTAAATCTTTCTGTACATCAACGTGTATAGTTACTCTATTTCTTAAAATGATATCACACCATTTCACGTAACGAATTGGCAAGTTTGTAAAGGATAGCCCGTCTAATACCTCGGGCCATTCCTTAACAAATTCTTGTGTGAGTTGAACCCAAGTACGATTATTTCTTGGATTTTGTTGTTTTCTTTTTTGTTTCATCTGTAGATTTTTCGGAAGTTTTAGGTTGATCTAATAATGAAAGTTCGTCTACAGAGATACCTTTTTGTTTAGCAATTTGTTCATTTAAATCAGAGAGAATAATTTCGTCTGAATTTCCCGAACCAAATGTAACTATTATTTGATCAGTTGAAAATTTTTTAAGAAAATTATTTCTATGTAAAAATGGTAAAATTTCAACACCGTCTGAAAATCTAGATTTCATTAAATGATGTCCTAATTCGAAAGCATTTTGTCCTTCAAAACTTTCCAAGGCCTTCATGAATGTATCCTGATAGTTTGTGTCTAGAAATTTTGTTCCAACGACTAGACAATTTTTAGGTTCACCAGGAACAGTTCTAAACACAATGGCTACTGGTGCACCACCGTCTTTTAATTTTCCAATATGTTTGATCTTACGTCTATTGGCCTCTACTGTTTTTGCAGTGTCGTTAACATCTAAAGGCATCATTGGTTGTACCATTTGTTTCTCCTATTTTTTTGCACCTGTGGATTCAGTCGCATTTTGTTCTACCTGTTGATTTACATCAGGTTTTTGTTCGGGTGCGACTTTAGCCAAAAAGGCCGATAACTTGTTAAACATAACTCCCACAGTAGCCATCTCATTGGCTCTAAATGCGCCTCTTGTAGAAGCCACATCAATTATAGTTGATATGTTTTTGAGATCTGATATTGATAAATCACTACCAGGTTGTTGTCCTGTTTGTGGAGTTGCAGAAGCAGTAGTTGTTTCAGCCGTCGCTGTTTTTTTTACTGATTCTTTTTTCTCTTTTTTCTTGCTTGCCATTTGATTCTCCTAATAATTGCAATTAATATTATAATATACGTATATTATACTATTATGTAATTATGACTGTCAACGGTGTTAGAAAAATTTTTTACGAGCTTTTACCACTTAAGGCAAATAAGGTAAGATCGCTTGGTTCTTCAAAACCAACCAATGTACGATGTTTCACTTCATCTTTTGAATTTTCATAATCGGATATGTCACTGAAAGCAAATCGACCAAAACAATTTTGGTAAATCCATCTAGATAAAAACTCCAATTGTCCTTCGTTTTTCCAATCCATTTTTAATGTGACAAAATACGGTGGTATTTTATCTAGTTTTCTTTGATGAAAATTTTTTGGATTAATCCTCATTTTTCCATTAATTATTGTATTGTACCGTTAGTCCGAAAGGAGCCTCGATATTTTTCTCATATGGATTGTTGATCAAAAATACTGTATCACAGTAGTCTTCGTCGCCCCAACTATCAAATGGCCAACCGTCCGTGAACATGATAAATTTTTTTGGTTCTATACCTTCATCCTTCATATATCTCCAATTACATTCAAACTCCGTACCACCTCCAGAGCCTAACACATAATCTTCAATCTCGTCTGCATTATCCGGAGTGAACACTTTTGGATTGAAAACTTCTGTGTCAAATGTCCAAAGATGTATTGTAAAATCTTTGTATTGATCCATTATACCTTTTACTTCAGATAAAAATTCTTTACATTGTTCTTCTGATATTGAACCAGAAGCATCAATGGCCAAACATATATCTATCTTATCGGTGTTTAACATACCCGGCAATACGGCATCCATATGCCAACTTCTTCTACTGGGCTTCATGAATGTGTAATCGGATTTCATAGTGCTAACGATCTGTTGTTGTATAATCTCTCTCCAGTCCATCTTGGGTTCTGTAAGATTTTTTATTAACCTTTGCAAAGCACCTGGTAGATTACCTGTACCTGTTGACTGTGCGGCCGACACCATTGCTTCTTTGATTTCGTCTTTGATTTTTTTCAATTCTTCCTTGGTATATTTTGGTGCTTTGCCTTTGCCTTTGCTGTCTTTGTTTTCTTTTCCAGGTCCGTCGGTAGAATCCTTGTTCCAGTCTATGTGTTCATCCAACAACTGTCCTAATTCTTCCAACATTTTTTTGCCGTTCTTTTTGGCTTTTTTGTATATTTCGTCGTAGATTTTTTCTGCTGGCCAATCCTTGTACTTGTCGTCTTGGAATCCTTTGTCTTTACCTTTGGTGTCTTTGGGCATCTCACCAATATGACTTTCAACTAAAATTTGGTTCACGGCATAATCCGCCGCGATATTCCAAATTTGAGGATCTCTTTTTTGTGCTCTTGATTGAAAATGATCAAACACACAGTGAAGTACCTCATGACCAAACAAAAATTCAGTTTCTCTGGGAGTCAACGAATCAATAAATTTAGTGTTATAGTAGAAGTATCTACCATCTGTGGCCGCTGTCGGGCACCAGTCATCGGCATTGACTATCTTTAGTCTAGTGGCAAGATTACCAAAAAATGGTTGTTTCAATAACAGAGCGATTCTTGCCGTTACCAGTTTGTCTATGATTCTTGCGTCTGACATTATTTAGACTCCATAGCAGTTATGACATATTTGCCAAACTTCTTATGGAACCTATCGAATGATTTCAACTTGCTAGGATCGAATGGCAATTGATAGTTTGTCAGTGCAATCTTGGCACCCATAACAACCAACTCAGTTTCAAAGTTGTCCATCATATAGTTGAAAAATCTATCTGCTAGTTCGTTCCAGTTCTTGTCTTTCTTTTCGTGTGCCTGTCTTAATTCATAACACAAACTCACAGTCAAAGAATACATTGCTGAAACTTCTTTGCATTTTAAGTCTTTTACTTTACCTGATAATATATCTGACGGATTAGGTAGTTGGCCGCTGATTTTACGATGATTCATAAATTTCACGGCCAACCCTTCTCCTACTGCGCCTGCAACGAGGTCAGTGAGCGTACTTTCAGGCAGGTCATCAGATAGAAGTTCTGATACAAAACTCCAACTCCTAGGTGTAGCAAATGATCGCGATGCTCCTTTAGGGTCAAAGTCATATAAATCTTGTTTTGCGAAAGTCACATAACCAACAACATCAGGATGAACAGTGTTGTTTGTAGCCCATGTCATCCAGTCGTCATAGTCGACTCTCAATTCAACGTGTACGAATCTGTTGGCCAACGGAGCCGGCATCCTGTATGTGACACCCTTGTCTGCGTCTCTGTTACCCGCGGCAACTATGGCAACGCCATCCGGTAACTTGTATTGTCCTACTCTTCTGTTCAAGATCAATTGATAGGCCGCCGCCTGTACAGCCGGCGCCGCCGAGTTCAACTCATCTAAAAATATGATTGCTTTAGATTTAGGATCAGTGGGCAATTCTGCCGGTGATGCCCAAACCATGTTATTTTCTTTTTGATTATAATAAGGAATACCTTTGATGTCTGTGGGTTCCCATAATGGTAATCTGATATCTATTACTTGCCTGTCTTGTTCTTCGCCTATCTGTTTAACGATATCTGATTTACCAATACCCGGTGCACCCCACATCATTAGGGGTCTTTGTAATTTCAAACAATGCGACAATGCCGCTTTTGCCTCGTTTGGTGTGACAGTTCTATTCTGACTGCCTATTGTTGCTTCTTTGTTGTTTTTATTTGCTCTTACCATTTAGTACACTCCTGTTTAAATGTTGTATAGTATCATTATAACAGAAATATAATATAGGTCAACCGCACAGAAGTCGCAGTTTTACTGGCTTTTTTGATCGTCAATCTTGCTCATTGCACGGGCAAGACCATATTTGGTGATATCTCCAGCGAACATCATCAGTTGTAAAGCCATTTTTTCCATGGTCACGTGTATTTGTTTCTTGTCAACAAAATATGGACAATCTACGAATTCATCCAACCAAAGATAGGTCTGTGGTGTGAATATGATCTTGTCGGGGAATTTGATGGTGTAGGTTTTGATGTCTAATTTTTCCAGCATTTTTAAACCTTCTTTGGTGAGCCTCAAAGATCGTGCTTGATAGGATTCTCTCACATTTTGCCACCAGGTGTAGTAATGATTTTTCACACTCTCATCGTGCATGGGCAATTTCAATAGTTCCATGAATGTGCGAGTGTAGGCAGTCTTAGTGTCCATACACTTAATTATCGTTTGAATATTTCGCCGGTCTTTAATAGATACACACCAAACTTGTCGGTTTTATGCTGTGCGTTCAACTTTTTTGCCAAGTTCTCTGCATGACCCGGATTGGAAAAACTTACCTTTTTGTACTTGGGACCTGGGTAGTTGGATACCAAACTGCTGGACTTTAGATTGATTGGTTTGCCATCGTAAAACACTGCCCATATGCCCTCTGCCGCAAGGACTTCTTCCTGCTTGTAGGTCTCTTTATTGCTGATGGTTAACAGCACTGTGGGTTTTGGTCTGCTCATAATAGTAACTGTATTTACCAGAAACTATGAAGGGTAGATTGTTGATAGATGCTTATTTGTTATCGAAAGTTCCGCCGTCCATCTCAATTGAAACGGTTTGTGCTTCTTTGGCTGTCTTTAATGCTTCGATTATCTCTTCTTGTACAGAAACAAGTCGTGTCATGACCTGGCTTAAACTGTTAGATAAACGTTCGGCATCCTGTAGGGACAGAGACAGCATTTTTTCTTGTCTTTGTTTGGAGCTCTTGACTCTACTGATAAATTCTTCAATGGGTTGTGTTTGTATTTTGGACATATTATTCTGTACTTATCACTAATTTTCGGCAGTCGGGATATATTATTTGTTGACTTTCTGGTTTGTGTGACTTGAGCATTTCTATCCCACGTGTGCAATCATCCAGTGTGGGACAAAAATGATAACCGTTTTTAAATTGTTGTTGTTCACTCCACTCGGTTGCTCCTGTCAATGGATAAGTTTTCAAATCTCTGCCATCGGCTCTCATCTTACTCAATTCTACATATGCTTTTTCATCATCTAGCAAGATAGCACCAACTTTTCCTATACTCATCGGTTTGTTTATTCCAAAACTCAAACATTGTATTTGATTTTTTCTATACATCTTCGGTTCTAATTTTCTAGCAGAATCCCATATGTTAGTGGAATGGAATTGATATTCTCCGATCCATTGTTCGTCTGTCAGTGTGTAGTCCACGTGGATGTGTTGTAATGCTTGTATAACTGAAAGATATGTAAATGCTGTACACTCACATTTTTTAACACCATACAATTTCATTGCGAGCATTATGGAGTGTGTACATCCATCGGTGGCCACCACATAAGGAGCACCTGTGTAATCTGCTAGGGCAGATTCAAAATCAAATATTGGCTGATATGTTCTCTTTGATTGCATTGTTCAAAATCTGTTGCATCTCAATTTTTGTTTTTATAGGTCCTTTATAATCATATCTTTGCAATGTAATCAATTTTGGACAGTATGCTTTACGCCATCCTTTAGGAAAGTCTATTATGTAGTACCCTGCACAAAATTGGCTTTTACTTTTTTTTGCTTTTGTATATATTGGTAATTTTTTTTGCACGTCAAATATTGGGTTGAAAGGTTTTTGATTTACAGGAAATCCGTGTACTTCCCAATTTGTGTCAGTGTTCTCGGGTTCAACATCACTAGGTATTGTTATGTCACTGGAAAAAAGTTTTTCACCAAATTTTTTATATAAACTATCTTTTGTATGAAATACTTCCTTTCCTTGATTTTTACCTAGAAATATCCAACCATTGGTGTCTTCTTTTTGTAAAGTGCCCAATTTGTGACCGTTGCTTTCCACGATCCAAAATTTGTCTTTTATCAGTGTTTTTGCATTAATTGACATAAAGATATTTTACTATAAATCTCCCAAATCTTCAAGATGTTTTTTCAAAGCAAGTACAGAAACCTGTAATTCTGCCACAAATAACAGTATCGACACTGTAAAAAATCCTAATGCTGTGCCAAAAACCCAATAGAACATCTCATCATTTTGTTTATATAAACAAAAAATAGCCAAGAGATTGAGAGCAAGTGCCAATCCTCCCAGGGTTTGTACATAACGATTAATTTTTAATCTGGTCGTGAGTATTTTTATTTCGGCCAATGTACGTTCCTTGGACTTTTTTGATAATTTCTTTTTCTGTTTTATAAAATCGTCGTGTAATTTTCTGATTAGAGTGGACATAGCAGTATATCTATTTCCAAAACTGATCATCATCAACGGTATGACCGGAAATAGCAATGCAGGAAAAAGATATAGATTATTCATTGAGCACCGCGTTGAAGGGTTCTACATATAATTGTGCTTGTTCTGTAATTTTTTGTAGGTCGTATTTGGCACAAAATTTCATAAATCGTACTCCTACTTGTGAAATTTGTTTATTATCTGCTCTGGCCTGATCTATTGTTTGATCTAATTCTTGTATTATGTTTTCAGGTTGTGCGTGTAGGTCCACTAGTTGCATATTCCTTGTGTAATCGTCTAACACCCTGTGTTCTTTGCCGTCCGCATCCACCCATTTGCTTAACATTAGATTATTCCAAGTATAACCTTTTGCTTCTCTGTCCGCGAATGCTTCCGTTAATCCAATTTTGTTTTTTGTTCCTTTGGTACGCACACCAGGATATGCTGAAAAAATATTGTCCGATGGGTCACCTCTCATTGCCTTCTGAAATAGCATCCATTCTTTTTCGTCTAATTTTTTGGGTTGTTTTGTTTTCTTGTCAATAATTGGATTTCCTTTTTTATCAAACACACCGTCTATCTTCATAGTTTCTTCAGTGATACCGTTATATTGAGAAACATTTTGATTTACCAATTGGTTTAGATCTTTGTCGGTACTAATTATGACACATTTTTTATCAGGATTTCTATCAATCCATCTAGCAATCAAGTCGTCGGCTTCTACTTGTGAGTTTTGTAAAACAGTTGCATTTGTTTTTGTTTTTATGAAGTCACAAAAATCATCATAACATTCCCAGAACACTTTATTTTCTTCTTGTTCGGTAGGAGACATCGCATCCACTGTTTCTTTTCTATTTCTTTTGTATGGAGGATAATAATCTTTACGCCAACTACGTCCTTCCAGACAAAATATAAGATGAGAACCATCAAAATCATTCCATGCTTTTTTGATAGAATTTAATGTGATATGTATAGCCATACCAATTTTCTCAGAAGTATCTCCACGGAAAACGTGTCGAGCTCTAAAGAAAGTATTGGCAGTGTCTACTAATATGTGAGTCATAATAGTATTATAACATTTATTTTTTATTCTGTCTATGTAAAAAGAACGGATTGGGTATGTTATTGAATGTTGGTAAATTAGGGTTCATTGCTTTATAGTGTTGGGGATATAGATTTACAAAATCCAATATTTCACCGGTAGTCGTAAAAAAATAGTCAGTCATTGGCATCACTATAAATCTATGTAATTTTTCTAGTTGGGCATAAACATAGGCCTGTTGTATTATATCCAAATTTGGAATGGAAATATCTTTGTGATCACGTACAGCATTTAACACCATGTCCGTATTTCTATGTGAATGTAATATTTTATTTCTCTTTGAAAACTCGTTGTAGAGCATTTCTAATTCCTCAAAATTTAAATCTAAATCAAATTTTTTATCTAGTTCTTCTAATTCTGTTTTTAAAGATTCGTAACTAAAAAATACATTCACGTGGGTAAAGTGCAATTTGTTATTTTTGAAATTTTCATTCATCCATATGATTTGTTCTCTATCTCTTTTCACACTACCCTGATTTTTCCAATCCAAGAATCCTATTTTGAATGCGTCACGCAACATCCATTTGGGCACGTTGTCATTTTTTATAGAGTACAGTTCACGAATCTTGTTATAAAATTCTAAGTTGTATTGTTTTAAAAACGATATGTCTTTGTTTATGTTGTTGATATCTCTATCCGAATCCTCGGCTCTGTTCATGGCCGCCCGTTCATAATACAGTACATCATTTGTAAAAACAAGTTTTATTATATTTTGATTTAAAAGACCGATAGCCGCGGTGTGTTTATGAGAATCAACAAATTGAGAAAATCCTGAGTAATTTACTTTGAGATGGGAGTTTCCTAAACTATTAAATGGAAGTTCTTTCAGTTCCGGTGTTTTCCTACTCAGACGATCAATTAGATATGTCAAATAATGACCATGACACCCTGCACTATTAAAGATATAAACTTGTGGATCCACTTTACGATACTTCGGTTTTGCCGTCGTCTCGTCTGTTGATCTGAACATATCCGGCTCCGGTAATATCCATACCTTGTTCATTGCCGATTGTTCTACAAAGAGATTGAAACCAACGATCTACTATCTCTTCCTGTGATTCTCCTGTGTAACCATTCTGCTTCAACATATTCACAAATTCGTCATTCCAATCCAACTCGAAAAAACCATTCTTGGGATTCTCCGGATTGACATTCATGTTCAATACTTTGACCCATGGTTCTTCGCTTTTGTTTTTGTCTTTTTTAGTTTTTTTACTTTTTGTAGTTTTTTTAACTTTCATATCTATATTATATATATTTTTTTGTTTATTGTCAAATTATGTTCCAATAGCATTACCAAACAAGTGAACGTGTACTCTTGCCGCCACATTATATCCTCTCTGGAAGGCTCTTTTTGCCACTTCACCTGCTGTTGCTGACTGTTCTTCTTCCCTAGCACCCACTGGCATGATCCATACAGGATAATCGATACCTGTCGACCTAAACAGTTTCAGAACCTCTTCCATTTCATTCCATTGTTCGTCTTTGTTGCCTAGAACAAATTTTAGTTGTCCTTGTAATGATAATTCTCTGTATTCCTTAACTATATCAGGCCTTATTGCTTTTTCTCGTTTTTCTCCGGCTACGGTCCATAGTTTAGGTGATATTGAAAAAAATATCTCTGTATCTATAGTTCTAACAAGTTCTTTAAATTCATCTGTGAGTTTTTGTGTGCCGTTAGTTTCAAATGTAATAGATTCCGGTATGTTATTTCTTTTCACTAGTTCTTTGTAGACTTCTATAAATGCTTTTTGAGACTGAGGCATAAGTGGTTCCCCACCTGTGATACAAAGATGTTGTTGTTGCCTAGACACAGGATGCAGAAACGATCCTGTTGGATTAGAATCATTTTTTAATATATCAATGACTTTGTCTGCTAGTTCCGATGCAGTAGCCTGACCCATTAAATGTTTATATTTTTTTGCCCAAGTGTATGACGAATCACATCCTTTATTCCATACAGGTAAATCCTCTACTCTTGTCACAGTAGAAACATCAAACTCTTCAAATGGCAATTCATAAGTGTCTGGATTGGTTGGATTTAATTGTCCAAATCCGTTGCACTGTAGATTACACAAGAAGAAACGTATCCAAGCAGTGGGAATACCGGTATAATGTCCTTCGCCTTGTATCGAATAGAATATCTCTGAATAATAATATTTTTTTTCCATTATATAATAATACTATGTTTATTTAGATTGGTCAACTCCGTCTGGAAAATCTCTATACAAAAAATGTTGTATTGTTTCCGTGTCTACTAATTGATTAAATGCCACGTGTGATTCGTCGATACTTTCTTCGTTGCGTATTACCGAGGTCATGGCATCATCGAGTTGTTGCATATTGTCAAATTCCATCATCACATGGAATTCTGGTAAATTCATTGAACGGAATCCCAATTTTGCTCTTGTCAAACGATAACTTTTCATCCTTTTCATTTCTACTAATTTGTCTAAAAAAATTCTCATTTTTTTTGCAAATTCTTTGGCATCTACATTTTTGTTATGATCCGCGAAAATATGATATATGTCAGCCAAGATAATCCTCCTGTGTTCCTTCTCTGTATAAATCTTGTGTGATACAATGTACACCACCGTCCCAAAAATATCGATGTCTAAAATTAAATATGATTGGTTCTATTTTGTGTTTTTTAAAATGTTCAAAAACTTCTTTGTTATAATTGTTACAGATTATTGTGTTTTCATCGATAGATAACATATTAACATCAAACACAGTTTCCTCAACAAAACCCACCCACTTATCTAGCCAAGTATTGACAAATTCTATTAATTGATTGTTGTGTTCTTCTCCTTTTAACCACCATCTCCCTCCAACCTTTTCTTTCATTTTTAAAAAAGAACTCATTTTGTCCCATGATTGGTCTGGTAGATATAATACGTCCCAATTGGGAAATTCTGTTTTATAATCCTGTACATCAAACAAGGATACTATACAGCCCGGTTTGACCACACAAAAAGCACCGTCCGAGTGATATCCTCTGTCTGATTCATGTACACGAAATCCTTCATTGATCCATTTTTCTTTTATTTGATTGATACGATCCATACATTGTTGTTCTGTTCCTGTGCCATCCCATAATTTTGTAATCTTTCTATCCCAGAATATGTCTTTTCCGACTCTACAAATATTTGCTGTGCTAACTATGGCTGTTTCATAATCCCAGTTTTGTAAAAATAATGATTTTGGATCAATCTGTTTTAATGTATGAGAATAAAAACTAGTGGGTTGTGTGGCATAAAAAGTTTCTCCGATCACTCCAAAATGATCTCTAGGACACACAGGAGGTCTACCATGAAAGTTACCGTCATACAACGATTCGTCAAATTCTGGTCTGTGTGTTTCAACACCGGCATCTTTTAAAAGTTTTTCGAGTATTTGATAGTCTTCTTCTGTTTCATCGGCGATTTTTTTTAATGGATCAGAAACTTTTGTATTTTTTGTAATTTTTTCAAAGAAGTTGCTTGAAAAATTTTTCCCAATTAAACAATGTTTTAAAGGATGAAAGGTTGCATAACCTTTGATAGGGATCATTATTTCCCTTTCTTTTTGTCCAAACGTACTACGTTATCAGTTTTGATATGACCGACTGATTCTCTTTTTATATCGTTGTGATTGAATTCCGCCCAGTACAGTTCAAATGCAACTCCGTCTTCTAGACCTTCGAATGAGTGATACAGTCCAGGTTTGACTCTTGTAAAGTCTCCTGCATTTAATATTGTTTCATCTACTAGATCGTAATCTTTTTGCCATACACGAATTTTCATTTTTCCTGATTCAACAAAAAAACCGTTCCATTTGTATTCGTGCAGATGTTTAGAACAAACACCGCCTTTTTTATATTCTATTCTATGGAATTCTAACACACCATTTGCGTGTACAAGTTCCGTGTTTCCCCAAATTTTTCCTGCTTTCATAATACAATTATAACATTATTTAATTTCATAGTCAATGGGGGGAGAAAAAACTCCCCCCTAGAGATTATTTTTTCTTGCCTATAACTTGCAGTCTGTTCAATAGTATACCATATGCTGGTAAGAATACTATCAAGCCAACCACAATCTTGGTCAATGTGTTGTTCTGTGCAACGATATGCCAGTTGGCACCAATCCAACTCAGTTTGCCCTCTGCGTCGAGGGATCCTGCGAACGCAACATAAAAGAATGAGTATGTATCGATTATGTTTGCCGCGATGGTCGAAAGTGCCGGTGCCGCCCACCAGTTGTCAGATCTTTCTCTGATCGCTTGGAAGACGTACACGTCCAGCATGGTACCGATCGCGTATGCTGTACCTGATGCGAATCCAACTCTGTATGCGTGTGGATCACCCAGTGCCAACAGTACCAGTACTGATGCCACGATAGCCGGAATGATCGCCATTGCTACAACGGCCCTTCCCGCTTCCTTGCCGACCAACCTTACAGTCAAGTCAGTTGCTACTACAACAATCGGAAATGTGAATGCCGCCGCCGCTAATGGAAACGATCCAAATAATGGAAGATCCGCACCGGGGAATAAATCAAATCTGATCGTGACTAGATAGTTCGACACAGCGATAACGAGTGTGTGTAGAATTACTAGATTTCTTACAAGTGTCTTATCTACACCTGCTAGTAGTGATTTAAACATTAAGCCTCCTATAGGTTAGTTAATGTTCAATATTTTAACAGTTTTTATATGATGTTGTCAATACAACTTTGACGTTACTTGTCCCATTCTTCCCATGGAAATACTACCCATTGTGGATTGGTATCCTTATCAATATCGTAACCATGAAAATCCATTTTTACCGGTGATGGTTTATTATTGATTAGAGAAGCAAATTTTATGTTGTCATGTTTTCCGAAGTTGTCAATGATGTATTGAAATGTTGCTCCGCTGTCATTGATGTCGTCTATGATTAATATTCTATGACCTTGTTCATGATTTGATTTTAGATTGTTTAAGTTAGGTGTGCTTTTATGATCTCTCAATCTAATATCAAGTACTTCGTGTGCAACTTTTAATCTATGAGACAAATATACACCAGGAATACAACCTCCTCTGTTGATACCCATAATCACTGTAGGCATCCACGGAGTGTGAACCATTTTGTCTTCGATCTGAATGAGAGCATTCCTCATTTGTATATTTGTGAAGTATAATTTACTTGTTGTCAGTTTCGTATCTGTCATAAACTCTATTGATCACATTATTAACTCTAACAAAATGTGCCGCCTTGGGCATATCTTTAATTCTTCTTGCTCCAATGTAAGTGCAGGTGCTTCTCACTCCGCCCAGTATCTGTTCCACAGTGTCTTTGACCGGACCTTTGTCATCCAATACAACGGTTTTACCTTCTGTGCCTCTGTATCCATCTTTTCTTTGTCCGTGTGTGTCCAATGCTGTTTGAGAACTCATTCCGTAAAAATATCTCTTGCCATCTCTTAATTCTGTTTCACCTTCATCGTGTCCTGCCAACATTCCACCCAACATCACAAAATGAGCACCTCCGCCCAATGCTTTGGCAACATCGCCTGGTTGTGTACAACCACCGTCAGCAATGATGTGTCCACCAACTCCATTTGCGGCATCTGAACATTCCATGATTGCTGAAAATTGTGGAACACCTACACCTGTTTGTGTTCTTGTGGTACAAACCGAGCCTGGACCTATTCCAACTTTGACCACATCAGCACCTTTGATAATTAATTCTTCTGTCATGTTTGGTGTAACCACATTGCCTGCTATGATCACTTTGTCTGGATATTCTGTTCTAATTCTATCAACAAAGTCCACAAATGATTCATGATAAGCATTGGCAACATCAATTGTGATACAAGGTATGTCTGGAAATGCACTCATTACCTGTTTGAGTGTTTGATAGTCCTGTGCGTTCTCGTCCCATATGGCACCTGTTCCAACACAGGCAGATACATATTTGAATTTAAGTCCTGTGCCTGCGGCTTGTTTCCAATCATCCAGGGTATAGTGTTTCCTGATCACAGTCAACATTTTAAATTCTTGTAGCACTCTTGCCATAGAAAACGTGCCAACACCATCCATGTTTGATGCCATGATGGGCACATATGAAAGTGTCTTGCCACTATTTCTAAATTTAAATTCTCTCAATATATCTACATCACGTCTTGAACTCAACGTAGATCTTTTTGGTTGTAATAACACATCCGAATAATCTAAATGTATGTTATAATCAATTCTCATCTTCTTTTTCCTTTGCTCTACACATATCTAATACATTATTATAGTGTTCCCATGCATCTTTTAATGCAGGATATTTGTTTTTTAATTTTTCATCATCAAAATCTAGATTCAGTTGTGTGTGTAAATCACCAAAATCAACAGACATTGACTCGGATAATGTTCCTACATTAAGATCTCCATAATCTCCAGAATAAGACCATATTCCGTCTGATGTTAGTTTTTCTTTTGTTTTCTTTTTTTTACCCAATTGGTCCACACTGTGTTTCTTGTAATTGTATATTGTGCATAAATTCGTTTTTCAGTGCTGGATCATTTTTCAATAATCCTTTTAACACTGTGGTCTGTGTGCTTGAGTTGGCACTTCTGATTCCTCTATTTTCACAACAGCCGTGTCTTGCTCGTATATAAACTCCCACAGCCGGACTGTCGGTTAGTTTCGTGATTTCATAGGCAATCATTTCCGTTAATTCTTCTTGTAAATGACCTCTATGTCCTAAATGCTGTGCTATCCTTGTGTATTTGCTTAATCCTATCAGTTTTTTGCCAGGTAAACAACCGATATAACAAACTCCCGTTACCGGTTGGTGATGATGAGAACACATACTTTTAATATCTGCTCTTACCACAATTAATTGATCATATCTTCCGTCCTCGTTTGGAAATGCTGTCACATCTGGTTTTGGATAATATCTACCAGACATTATCTCATTAACATACATTTTAGCAAGTCTTCTACCTGTACCGTTGCTGTTGGGATCGTTTTCCCTGTCAATGATTAAACTGTCCAAAACAGATTCGAATTTTTGTTGCAACTCGTCAATTAATTTTTCTTTTTCACCCGATTCAATAAATTCGCTAATATTATCAGCCGCATAAAATCTTTTTCCGGCCTTTTTAATTCTTTCTTTGATTTCTTCGCTAACGGGTTTTGGTGGTAACCAACTATCTTTTAATATATTTTCATCCATTTTAATTTATCTTTTTTTGATTTATCTTATTGTACCATTTTACAGCAGTTCCTACTATGTTGTCAATAGAACTTTGTGTAGGTTTCCAATTTAATTCTTTGGTAGTTCTAGAAATATCTGCTACCAGCACAGGAGGATCACCCGGTCTTCTATTTTCTTCTTTTATTTTCATAGCACCTGTAAATTTTTGTACAGTATTTAGAAGTTCTCTGTTGCTGGTTGGAATACCAGATCCTAAATTATAACTTGCACATATTTTTTCTTTATGAGCTTTTTGTAAAGCCAGCACGTGTCCGTGAGCAAGATCTGTTACGTGTACATAATCCCTGACGCAGGTTCCGTCGGGTGTATCAAAATCTGTCCCGAATAATCTAAATTCTTTTACATTTTTTCCTGCTTCGATGGCAAGTGGTATAATATGTGATTCATCTTCTCTTAATTCTCCAATTTCTGCTTCAGCATCTGCACCCGCGGCATTGAAATATCGTAAACTTACACTGGCAAATCCATACGCACGATGATAGTCCTGTAATATATGTTCAATCATTAGTTTTGATCTACCATATGGATTGATAGGAAGTAGTTTTTCTTGCGTATCGTATGCAGTTCCATTTTCTGGTACTCCGTAGACAGCGGCACTAGAACTAAAAACAAATGTGTTTACGTCAAGTGATTTTAATTTTTCAATTAATCTAAACGTCATTAGTACATTATTAATATAATACTTTGATGGGTCGGCTACACTTTCACCAACTTTAGTGTGAGCCGCAAAGTGTATACAACTGTCAATGTTGTGTCTTTTAACAATCTCATCTATGGTTTCGATGTTTTGTGGAAGATTTAACTCATAGGCTGGACCATATTGAGTTGCCCATGGCTTGGAAGTGATGTCTCTATCTACAACAACAGGAGTGTATCCGTTTTTCTTTAATTCTTTTGCTGTGTGAGAACCAATGTATCCGGCACCACCGACCACTAATACAGATTTATTAGTTCCTTTAATATTTAGATTCTGAGACCCAGTCTCTGTAATGTTTTCCATCTCTTCTCCATTGCTCGCCTTTTCCGGTCATGATATCGATCATTCTATCGATTGTTCCGTCGGTCCAATCTGACAGTTTGCCAATATTGTTATGAGGCCTCATTAATAAAATATTTAATTTTTGGTATGCGTCCTCTTGGCTCCATGGGATATACAATCTATCCCTGTCATTAGAAAACGTTTCTGGAAATGATCTGTATGCTGGAAATAATACGTTGCAACCTAATGTGTCTGCTTCTGACACTGTGTTTGATACCCAGTCCTGCAATGCACAATTAAACAGCACTCTTGAATCTGCTAACAGTTCATAATATTGATCTTTTTTCAAATTTTCGTAAATTTTTAAATCTCCTTTGGATTCAAGTTCTCTTGCTCTTGTAAGGTATTTTTCATTATTACTTCTTAAAGGTCCTCCTGAGAAAACTGCAAACTCAACAGATGGATCTTGCTTTCTGACTCTAGTTGCCAGATCCATATAAAAGTCTGGCTGTTTTTCTTGATCAAATCTAGCCGCAAAACAAACTCTTTTTGCTCTTTGATCAAAAGGCTTTATTGATTTGACTCTTGATAGCACTTCTTGTTTTCCAAAACTCAAACCCGAGATGTTATAGATGGGTGCTCGCCAATTTGCTATACGCATATGTGCCACCATTTCTTCATTGGTGGCCAATATGTGAACATTAGGAATTTCATTACACATCTGTTCGTACATACTCATCCACTTGCTCATGCCCCACACGTGTACGAAGTCATCTGGGTCGATCGCTTGTGCCAAACATCTTAGGTATATTGTTGGTCTGTGTTTTTCTTCCACTTGGTGTAATATGTAAGGTAGTGACTCCATACCTGGTTGGAACATGTCTTCAAAGAACACAATGTCTTTACTTGTGACACTACCATTACGCATCATCTGTACAAGATTCATCATCTGGCTCATGCCAAAATATGATCTGCCGTGTGCGTCAAGCACTTGTCCAACACTGATTGCTTTTGTATCGTCTATTGTGGTGCCTGGCACAACCACATAGTCTATACCTCTTTTTTTATACACACGTTCAGTCCACTCTTGTAGTTGTAGAGTATATCTGCCTTCGTATGGTTCTAGACCCATGTAAAATATTTTCATTATATGCCTTCTCCTCTAATATAAGGTGTGCCTTCTAGTGGCATCACTGATTGCTCGTTTTCACCATTCTTAGAATAGTGTATGTGTGTGTAATAACCGTGCATTGGATTTTGATTCACATAATCTTGAATATTTTGCAACAATTTATCATCAACATTAGAAGCAACAAATTGATACAAAGGTTCTCCCGCCGCATTATCGTTGTATTTCATTTCAAACACATTCATCACAATGTAACCACCCCATTGGAATTCTGGATAATCACTTAGATAATTTTCAGCATAACATCGGAACATAGCATCCACGTTGCATTTTACTTTTGGTTCAGGCTCAAACATTAATCTAATATTCATTTTTATTATTCCACTCTTGTAGTTTAACTTGATACTCGCTTTCTGTCAATCCGTGCCAGCCGATACATTTACCAGTTGGTGATCTACCGCAAGGACAAGATTTCTTTTTAAAAATGTCATCGTAATTCTTGCGGTATGATTCATTAGTTGGTCTAGATTTACCGTCCCAATTAGCCATTGTTTTGTTCTAGATACTTTAACATATTTTCAGGTGTGGACTCAACATATGGATCATTATCCGAACCGTCGTTGTTGATTCCTGGTTCTTGCCACCATGCCTCAACTGTGCCATCATTGATTACTGCCATGTATCTCCAACTTCTGCTTCCAAAACCTAAATGATTTTTACCAATAAGCATACCCATAAATCTTGTAAAGTTACCAGATCCATCTGGAATAACTTTTACATTTTTAATTTTAAGCACTTCTGCCCATGCATTCATTACAAATGTATCATTGACTGAACAGCAATACACTTCATCGATTCCTAAACCTTTGATTTTATCATAGTTCTCTTCGAATCCCGGAAGTTGTGTTGATGTACAAGTGGGTGTAAATGCACCAGGTAAACTGAACAATACCACTCTTTTTCCTTTGAAATAGTCATCAGTTGTTTTGTCTATCCATTTTCCTTCGTCAAACGAACAGCCTTCTTCTAAAACAGAATCACCTTCTCTGACTCTGAATGTTACTTTAGGTATTTTTAAACCTTTCATTTTATTTTCTCTCCTTTGTAAGTTTTATTTGACCCGTAAATGTGTGTTTGATTCTGTGTTCATTCTGTAGGGCCAGGTGCAGGAATGACTCGTATTTGTCTTCCTTTACCAACAGAGTGATACACTCGTCCATGTCGTCATCGTAATCGGTATGTGACCAGATGAAGTCTTTGCCATACTTCATGCCTAGGTTTCCAGCGGTGGTACATATATTGGCCACTGCGTCCACTGTCGTGTATGAAGCATTCAAGCCACCACCCTCTATGGGTAGATTTTCTTGTCTTGTTGTTACTCTCTTTTCTTTTATGCTGATTTCTTTCATGAATTTCCTGCCACAAATTTTTCTGCTTCCAAGGCCGCCATACAACCCATGCCCGCCGCTGTGACTGCCTGTCTGTATGTTTTGTCCTTGACATCGCCCGCCGCATAAATTCCCGGTATGTTAGTAGCAGTTGAATCGGGTTTGGTTATGATATAACCCTCATCATCCATGTTAATTTGTTCTTTAAAAAGTTTTGTTGCTGGATCATGTCCTATGGCCACAAATAAACCGTCGATGTTCATTGTGGACTCTGTGCCATCTTTTGTGTTCTCGAGTTTTATTCCCGTGACATTTATAGGATCATCCGTTCCTATGATGTCCTTAACTCTAGAGTTCCATACCACATTAATTTTTTCATTTGCAAACAATCTATCTTGTGCTATTTTTTCTGCTCTTAGGCTATCTCTTCGATGTATCAGATGCACCTTGCTGGCTATGTGTGATAGGTACAATGCTTCTTCAACTGCACTATTTCCTCCACCAACAACAGCAACTTCTTTATCCTTGAAAAAGAATCCATCACACGTGGCACAGGCACTTACACCAAAACCCGAAAATTTTTTTTCTTTTTCTAAACCCAACCATCTCGCTTGAGCACCTGTTGATATGATCACAGAATCTGCCGTATAAATTGTTCCACTATCTCCCACTGCTTCGAAAGGTTTTTTACTGAAATCTACCTTATTGATCATATCGAAAATAATATCTGTTCCAACTGCACGTGCTTGTTTTTCCATTTGTTCCATTAACCATGGTCCTTGTATAACGTCTCCGAAACCCGGATAGTTTTCAACATCTGTGGTTATAGTCAATTGTCCACCGGGTTGAGTGCCTTGTACTAAAATTGGTTTTAACATTGCTCTAGAGGCATATATTGCCGCAGTGTATCCTGCAGGACCAGAACCTATAATCAAAACTTTTGTGTGCTTACTTGTCATAGACTGCGTGTGATCCATTCTCTCCATCTTCTGACACGTCTATTTCGATACGTCTTCCTGGATATTTCTTTGCTATTTCTACATATAAATCATCGCTCATCATCTCACAACTCTTAAAGTCGTTCTGTAATGTGCCTTCCTTGTACAGATTCAACAACCATCTCTTGAACTGTATGAATTCTATATCCCTGTCATCATGGAACACCTCTATGGCTACTTTGAAATGAAATATGTGTCTATGTGGATGTCCTAGAAAACTGACATCATATTCGTCACCTGTTGCTAATTTGGGATCAGTAAGTGCCGCTGGGTATTTGTGCATACCTTCTTTTTGAAAGGTTACCCATATCATTTTACTAGCCTTGTTGGCCTGTTCTTTTAGTGCTTGATCATGTTGGTGCTCAGTATCCATTTGTTCTCCTCTATTGGTTCATCTTGTTTGTATTCGTTCCATGACGTAAATCCTGCGGTCTGTTTAAAATGATTCATGCTCATGCTCCAGACTCCAGGATTGGTCTTATTAAAGTCAACGTCATCGACTTTGATGCAAAGTTGATCATCATCTTCGGAATTTGGAAATATTATTGAACAAAAAGGAATAAACTTTTCGTTGTTCCACAATATCTTAAATTTTTCTTTTACTTCTTTGTGGATATCATGAGGATAATCAACTGTCACAAAATAACCGTCATCGATTAATCGTTTCATCTGTGCTAGTTGCATTCCATGATTGTGCATATATGTTCTATTTGCTCCATAGTAAATTGCTTTGGCATTTACTTTTTCTGCGTATGTCTTGATCTCGTCGTATGAAAGATCATTACGTGCTAAAAATAATGTTTGTAAACCATAGGCCTGTGTGTGTTCTATTTCGATACCTGAAAAAATACCTACACTCTCACTTTGTCCATTTTTATAATCTCTTTGCATCTTTATATTATATTACTGTATGACTAATTTGTCAATGCTTTTGAGGCTCTCGTGATGGCATCTTTTAAAGCAAGTTTGGTTTTTTTTAATCTTATTAATAATGTTTTGCTTTCATCACTACGATCTTTTTTTCTTTCTTCGGTAAGTTCTTTTACCTTTCGATCTAGATAAGAATGATGATCTTGAAGTTTTTTTATTTTTTTACTTTTTTTTGCCATGTTTCCTCCTATTCAAATAATGAACTAAAATTGTTTTTACCTTTACCACCACCTGTGGCTCTTGCCCATCTTGTTCCTCTTATATCTGCAAGATAACTTCTCGCATTTTCTATTAATTCCATTGGTTTTTCGCTGGTGAATACTTCTTCAACAAATGTATTGAAATATAATATATTTCTAGGAACATAAACACTATGCTCGTCTGTGGTATCTGATGCTTTGGTTTTACGCCAGTGTTTTACTTCTGGTCTATGCACGACACTTTCTATATCGTTCATGTCGTTGGCAACCTGTACTGCTCTAATTTGATTATACACATTGTGAGCCATCATTAATACATATGAAAAAGAGTCCCACGAAGTTTTACCTTCTTTGTTGTTTTTATTTAGATCTCCCTCTCCGTACCAACAGACATCTCCCATGGTAAGTCTATTACCAATAGCACTTTGGAAAGGAAAAGGTATTTTTGAATTCTTTAATCTTTTATCATCCGGTGCCTTGTCCATTATAAATGACCATCTAGATGGTGTGAACACATTATGAGTGTAAACTAATCCATTCGCTGTTGATAAGAAAGCGGATGCTGAATCAAAACTTATTGTAAAATTAGGATTAATATATTTTCTAACTTGTCTTTGTATTTGTGTTAGATAACAAGCCCAATCCAGTTGCGATGTACCCAGTACGTGCATCCAGTCTTTACCGTCCAGTTTTTTCTCATCTCTCATTATGATCAAACGCTTCAACATGACTTCCATATCACACATATTGATACCGCCCATTGCCCATCCTTCGAATTCAAAATCTTTTACGGCATCGTACCAAGTTTGTGCTGTTTCCCAGTCGTCGCCTTGTAGTACATTTAAAAATTTAGTTTGACCCAATCTGTTCTTTTGAAAAAAATTGTTATTATAGATTGTTCCGTCTAGTGTATCTCGAAAACTTTTTAATCCTGTTTTAGGTGAATTTAAATCATCTGCCGCCCAAGTTGGAACATCCAAAGTCATTGCCCAGTCTGATGTGAGTTCTAACCAATTTAATATATCACTTCTAACTTTGTTGGCCTTGTTACCTTCAAAATCTTTCCAATCAAATTGTATTACGCCTCGACCAATTTGATATCCACCCGAATCTCCCACTATGGTGCTGAATTTACGATCCCTGTTTACAAACATATGATCTCGATCTCCCACTTTGTCCATGTCTAGACAAGCATGACCCGCCGAGTATAATGCTGTAGGATAAGTGAACATACCTTTTTCTGGATTTATAAAGTTTAGTCCTTCCACACCATTTTCAAATCCAACAGGTATTCTTTCTTTGGGAATATGTGTACCTTCTGTGACTCTTTGTTTGCTAATAAAGGTATTATAAAAATTTGATATAGCAGGCAAGAACACTGCGAAGTCTCGACTCAATTCTCCTAAATGTTCCTGCCTGTTATTTTGTTCAGTCATTATTGTGCCTGTGCTGGTATGATATATTGATATTTTCCAAGTCCAGAGTCAACAGTGACCTGCATCGCACCCTCATTAGAGAAGTGTAAAGTAACTTTTGCCGAATCTGATAATTTCAATATCTGTAATACCTGTGCTACCGGCCAACTCCACCCTTTGTTAAGACTACCTGATACATTATCAGCGAATACAAATTCTCCACCGTGTGATGCTTGATCACCAAAAGTGAAAATAAGTTTTCCATCTTCGGTTCTCACAACAAATGTATTGTGTTCTGTATTTGCAGTTGCCTGGAAGTTAAATCTTTGTACACTGGCCACAGTAGGCTCAATTTCAACATTCCACTTAACACCTTTAAATTTTACAGTTTTAAGTTTTTCGTTGATAATTTCAGCATTCATAAATCTGTAATCGTTTTTAAAATCTCCTTTTTCATTTTCAAAATGAATACCTGTAGGAGTTTCTGCACCATTTCTAGTACCTGTGATTACAGTGATGTTTGCTTTGTCTTTATACTCAGGACACTTCAAGTGTATGTCCAGTTTGTTCAACTGAGGCATACCAAAAGTACCCGTCATTTCTGCTTGTGGTTTGTGAAAAGATCCTTGCAAGATCACTGATCTGTCTTCAGCCATAGAATCTATTGTTGTTTCAGATTCGTTGCCTGTAATTTTAACAAGGTCTAGAAAGCCTAAACCGTGTGTGTGTTTGACTATGTCTTTTAAGATATCTATCATAATAAAACTATTATATAGATTATTTAGATTAAAGTCAAATGTTTAATTTATTTTTCTACAGGTAATTCTAAAGCACTATATAATACTGGATTTTTATTACCAGGTTTTTTGAAAATTATATAGTTGGCACCAGGACGAAATTGATCCATTTCAATTACTTCATATCCACAACTTTCTGTGATCTCTTTCATTGATGTTTTGGTATTATAATTCCAGTATCCACGTTTTGCTTCATGAAGATCGAAATCGTAATGACAATCTGCATAGTGTATAAATCCATATCCGCCTGGTAACAATACTCTATTGATGTCTGTTAGATATTCTTTTATATGTTCTTGAGTAAAAAAAGTAAATGTGTTCCAACTGAAGACAAAATTTACTGCGTTGTCGTCAATTTCTGGACAACTGGTTCTGTTGGTTGTATAAAATTTTATCAGTTTGTGTTGTTGTGGTTTAAAAAGTGCTTTTATTTTTTCTTGACAATGCGGTAACAGATCTAGATAATAATTTAATCTCCATGGTAAGAAAAATCTACTGAATCTTCCATATCCCGGGCCTATTTCTAAACTATTATAAAGAATAGATTGAGCACCAGTTTTTGCAAACATCTTGATCTTATCTTCGACTTTTTTAGTTAACATTTCATCAAACTGATCTTTTCTTTCATATGTGAAATCTAAATCTTTAGCATACCATTCTTTGGTTTTGTCTAGTCGATTTATTTCCTGTTGATTATTGATGTCGACAGATTCAGCCAGGTTTTCCAATATTGATAAATTATCATCAAGTATTTTTTGGAAATCTGTACCTTTTATTTTTTTAAGTTTTTCTATGAGTAATTTAATTTCTTCGATGCTTAACATATATGTTATTTACTAAAATTCAAAAAGTTTGTTAAACGTATTGGTTGTTTCTGTCGATTGTACGTCCCAATTTAATACTCCTATTAGATTATCTATTTTTTGATCAACGATGGTAGATTCCATCGCTTCAGAATCAAATGGTAATTCTTGGAACCATTTTGGAATACGTAACTCGTCCACTGGATATGCTATGGAAGTATAATCTAATGGATTGTTTTTTAATTTACATACAATTACTTTTGCACCATCTGTGATAGGCATAGAATATTTGTCTCCGTATAGTTCTCTACATTTATTCCAGTTGATGCTGGCACGAACATGACCTGGCATATTGGCACGACCTTGTTTGTTTTCTTTTCCGAGATATTCTGTTATCTTATTGGCTCTTTTTGGAGAACCCTTCTCCCAACCGGGTCTTGATTTGAATTCAGCCCTAAATTCTGATATTCTTTTGAGAACATCTTCTTCGGTTTTATTTGTTAATACCATCATCAACAATTCACTCAAAAAATCTTGTACAAATACAGGTGTGTCTGATCTTTTTAGATCAAGACCCATTGCCTTCATTTTACCCATGCTACCTTCGGTATCTGTTCTTTGTCCTTCTTTATCAAAATATAGAACTGCATATCTTTTCTTTGTGATAAAAAGTCCTTTGCTCGCAACAAGTTCTCGTCCTGCCGCTATGACTTCTCCTCTGCTTTTTGGACAATGAAATGCTTTGGTCATGAATCCAGCAAAAGATGAATTCACCTCAGATGATATTTTATCATATAAAGCAATAACGTTTTCTTTTTCCCATGGGATTTGTCCTGCTGTTATTTCTTTCTGTAATGGCTTATAAGCAGAAAAATACACAGAATCTGTATCACCATATATGATAGAATCTCCTTTGTGATCATACTCGCCCGTTATAATTTCATTAGTTTTTGCCGCCATGTGTTTTGTGATACATCTGCCTGTCAGTGTCACAGATTGTCCGATACGTATGTCAAAGAACCTGCAACCTGGATTTAAGATTGCACCATACAAACTGTTCAAGTTAATTTTTTTAACCAGTTGTCTTTTGTCCCAAAATTCTCGTTCAATATCGTTGTCTCCGGCATCGTGCATTTTGCGTTGCATCTCTTTTCTTTCAGCATACCAACGTTTCAATAGTCCTGGAATGATGGCTTCAAACTCGTATGTAAAAATCGTACCATTGGCAGACAGCATCCATTGATTATTACTATTAAAAATTATTTCGTATAATTGTGCCGCGGACATTTTGACTGATGTGTCGTCTTCCCAGTCCACTGTAATTTCTACACCACGATCTTGTTTCATCACTGCTTGATACTCCCATGAACCAAATTGATTATCCCATGCCGATGCGAATGATTTCTTCTGATGTATTGCTCTGTTAATTTCTGCTGATGTTATAATTGGACGTATTTGTCCCACAATAGATTCAGGTCCCATGTTCAATGCACGAATCACGCTAGGATATAGACTGTTTATATCACAACTTCCTATCCAATCATGCAATCCTTTTTTAGGTGTTGCCACATATGCTCCTGCGGCCTGGGTCGACTCTCCTTCTTGTCTTTTGACTCTACCCGGAACAATCATTCCTCTTCGATGTGCTTCATTCACAATAGCCTGTTCTGTGACCGCCACTGCACCCATTGTTGTTTGAAGTAAAACAGTGTTTTGGTGTGCGATCTCATTCGCCAGTTCTATGAACTTCAATTTCTTCTCAAGTTTGGCCAGCAGTGCCGTGTCTTGTCTATTATATTCTATGAACAATCCAAAATCGTTATTATACAGAGCATCTAGTGATCCTTCGTACACAGTTTTTCTTTCTCCTAGTTCATGCTCGCCTATGGCATCTAATCTATACGAATGTCTTTCCTCATAAGTGTATTTTCTATATAGTTCAAGTAAATCTAAATGTACTCTTCCAATTAAGTCGTAACTGATCTGTTCTCTGCCATATTTTTCAAAGGTTCTTTTTCTGGGTTTCTCACCCCAAAAACATAAACGCCTTGTGTCATCGGAACTTAACACTTTTTGTATTCTGCCTACGGTATAGGGTATATCGTATCCCTCCGAGTTCCATCCTGATAATATATCTGCTTCTTCGATCAATGTTAAAAAAGCATCAAGCATATCTTTTTCTTTTTCAAACAACATCACGTTGCTGAAACGTTCTACTTGTAATTTGGCATTTTCAAAACCCAATTTTTTAGGTGGTACAGCAAAAGTGACTAATTGATCGGTCCAATTCAAATAACAAGTAATTGCTGTTATAGGCATAAATGGATCATCCGTGGTAGAATATCCTCGTTCAGGATCAAAGTCTACCTCAATATCAAAAAATACTACATTTAGATTGGGAGCATCTTTGCCTAGATAATTCTCTTCGAGACAACGGAACACAGGATTAATATCCTGCTCATAAAGTTTTTTATTTGATCTTATACGTTGTTCTTTTATGAAATTGCTATATGTGTTGGATTGAACTTTTTGTAAAGGTTCACCAAATATGCTTCTGTGTTTTCCTTTGTTATCGGGATAATAAAATACGTATCTGGCATCATATTCTACAAATTTTCTTTCTCCATTTTTGTTTCTTTCGACAACAAAAACTTTGTCTTGATCTCTCTTGTAATATGCATCAATATAACTCATTTTTTACCACCAATAACTTGCAACACCAAACCCATATATGTTTATGATCGAAAAATATCCTGTGAGCACCATTACGAATGCGGCTCCTCTTCTGTAAGCGGCATAACATTGAGTTGTGGCACCAACAAAAAATGCAGGATATATGACGGTCAGATCAGGATTATCGGCTGTTATTGCCAAAGTTAAACTTGCTCCAACAGTGAAAATAAAACTTATTAATTCAAAGTAAAAGGCTACATTATCTGATTGATAACTTTTTATCCAGAATTTTTTGATATCACCATACACTAGATTTTTCCAGCGGCCGCTAATATAGAATCAACCATGTCCATATCATCTGTCACAGTTTTGTAAGAATCTTTGTGTGCAATGGTAATTGCCTTATTGATTAATCCTGGTTTGATTTCTAATTCTTCTGCTATGGCCTTGACTGTGTCTCTCAATCCGCCTTTGAGATCATCAATCTCTCCCAGCACCTGAGAACCTTCTCTTATGATTTGTATTATTTTTTGTTTTTCTGCGTCATTAAAATTTTTACCTGACATATATGTCTCCTTTGTTAATCGTTTATTATACATTAGATTTTTAAATAGATCAACTGATTATAATCGGTTGTATTAATTTACCAGGTAGTTGTTATCTATTAAGTTATTCGCCATCGAAACAAAAGAATGATTCTTTCTTTCTTGTCTAGCCAATCTAAGTGTTAAAACTATCCTTGTGTGTCTACTATTGTTATAAAAACTATGCCATTGTTCAGTGGTCATGAAAAGAACATTATTGGGATCCATTATGGTTTGTGCCTTTGCCTCAAATTTATCAGTATTGGTAAAATCTAAAAATACATTACGAGAATATCTACTGTGCTGTATTTTTTCTTTTTCAAAGGTTTGATCATCGTACCATTTTGTAACACATTTATCATCAGATATCTTGATAGGTATGTTGAAACTTATATTATGTGGACCCGCTCTGCCTTTTTCTAGGACGGGACCATCTTTGTGTACTCCTCCTCCTCCGTAAGCAGGAGTTATGAACAGCGCCACTCTGTTGGCATCAAAGTTATACAGTTTAGATAATGGAAACATATCTATTATTTTCTGTCCGTCTATAGGATCTAGATTAACGTGATTGTATGTTTTAGACAAGTTACCGTCGTCTTTTTTCATAGTCGCTGTTTTTATTGCAAGACTTTGCACTACACGTTTCTTAATGTCTTCTAAATTAGGTATCTCGAATTTGATAAAGTACGGAGATCTATTTTCTATGAGTTTTAGAGTTTGCATATTTCATATTACCAAATGTAGATACCACAATATACCGCTGTTGATATAATTAACATCCAGAAAATTAATTTATACATTACTCTACGTTTCCTTTGTGACGACCTTTTTTGGCAGTTTCGCCTTTTTGCATGGCTTCTGCCCAGACTATCATGTTGTTGACCAAACTTTTGACCATACCGATAGTTTCGGAATCCTTCAGTATGTTATTTCTACCCTGTGCTTCTGATTCTATATTACACAAAGGTGGTGTAGTCAAAGATAAGTTTGATGCAAAACTGTATAAGGTACCTGTGATATGTTGCCAACCATCAACTCCTCCCGAAACAATACTGCCAAACACTTTGCCCATCATGGGTTTGTAATGGTTGTTATCCAAACTCCACGTATCAATATAGTCTAATCTTTCTATCAATGCCTGTGTATGACTACTGAACATACCCCACCAAATAGGTGTGGCAATAATAATTCCACTCATTTCAGGTTGTATCATTTTGTGGATTATCGGACGTAAGTCGTCGTCGTGATCTTCTGTGGTATTTTTATAGTTTAACTCTGCCATGTTAACGATTTCACACTCGTGGCCTAACTTTTCAAAACCTACTTTGACCATTTCACAAACAACTGAAGTGTTTGATTCTGTACTTGGTTTAAGTGTTCCGTTTATAATAATAAATTTCATTATTTTTTCTTAATTGGAACGCAGTTGTCTACAGTCTTGCCACCTTTTTTCTTTGTGCCCATTCTCTTGTAGCCTTTCCAACAAGCCTTGCCGTCAACGCCTTTTTGTTTCTCTTCTGGTAGGTGTTTTTCTGTAACTTCGTATATTCTCATATTACCACTTCCTACATGACCAATATCTTGCTTTGGTTTTCGGTCCTGGGTTAGCACAGTTGTGTCTCGCCCTAAAACTTTTTCTCGCCTTTGGATTAGACTTTCTAATCTTCATGGTTTTCTGTCCGGCTTTCCTCGCTGAACTTCCACCATGTCCGAAATTAACTTTCTTCACGTTTCCAGATTTGGGATCTTTCACATAAACTTTGAATTTTTTAATATCACCACGCATGGGTTTGTTCAGTGGTACTTTTCTGCCTCTGTATTCTGCGTCGAACAGTTCCGTTTCGTCTTCTGGAAAGCCTAGGTAACCGAATGCTTCAAAGAACGCATCATCGTCCTCGAACGTCATCTCGTCCTCTTCTGGGAATGGATCGTATTCACTTTCGTCCAGGGCCACTAGGGCCTCCTCTGCGTTGGTCAGTGACTGTATGGCAGATTTCTTGGCTTCCTCGTCCACTGACAGTGCTTCGACCCTGTCCTTGATCTGTGATATGTCCAGCATCACCTTTGTGAATTCAATCTTGTCGTCATCCGCCAGTTCGTTGATCTCGTTTGTTGGCACGTTCAACCCATCTATTCTGTTTATTAAATTTTTCATGTCTTCCATAGTGATCGATTCTCCCATCTTCATTTGTGTTGGATCTTTTATAAATTCTTTTGTTTTTTTTAATCCTCTAGAGCCTGCGGACACAGGTGCTTCTGCTTGTTGCCCAGCATCAATGGTGCCTGTCTGAGTCATACGACTCATGTCGTCTAGGTATTGTTTGTAAGAAAATATTGGTATATTACTCATATACTGATATTTATCTATTTCAGTATATGCTTCAACTGAGAACCACTCATGTTACCAGCAGGAGCATTGTGCTTCATGTGGTATCCGCTACCCGTTCTTATATGTATTTTAGGATCGAATGTGGTTTGTTCTTTATAATTTTTATTGTGTGTTTTTTTGTTTCTTTTTTTCATTCTAATATTTGATGAAAAAAGAAGAAAGTTTTATTTTTTGTTTTCGGACAACTCGTCTTTGTAACTCACCTGCTCGTCAATGCCATCACCTAACACGTCTAATACAGCGTCTTTACTTGCCATGGTATGAACATGAATTTTATTATGTGCTTGTTCGCTTGGATGTACTTCAGCATCAATACCTGCTTTTTTTAACATTGATTGAATTCTCATAGCGTCTTCGTCACTTACAGCATTTTCTTGATTGTAATCACCTGCTAAAGTAATTTCGTGTGCGTGTGGGTCACTTTGTCCTTCGTAACCTGCTTCTCTTATTATTCCTGAACCACCACACACTTCACAGTCATCTTCTCCGTGTTTACCTGTTCCGTCACAGTGTGTGCATTTTGCCGGTTCTGCTTCCATCTCTTCTATCTCTTTATCGTTATCGATTTCTTGTACAACTTTTTCTTCGTTTTTCTCAGCGTCTGCTATAATTTCTTTAGTTTCAGCAGTCTTGATTAGAATAGTTTTTTGTTCTTCGTTGTAAACTGCTTCATTGTCGGAAATGCTGTTGTATAGTTCTGACAATTGATTTTCGTCGGCATTTTTAATATATTCTTCAATTTCTGCAGAAATAATTTTTTTGAAAGATTCAGCATCATGAGTTTGCTCATTTTTTTGTTCTGCTTTTAGTTCTGCCAGTTGTGCCTCCAACTCAGCAATCTTGTCAAGTCTCTTTGAATCTTCTGTAACTTCTTTTTTAATCTTGGTTGAAATAGAAGTATCGGTGTCTGATTCTTTTATTGCTTTTGTTATTATAGATTCTTTAGTCGGTTGATCGTTAACAATCGACTCTATTAATTTTTCTGCTTCTTTGGAAACTTTTGGTTCTGTGTATTCCTTGATCCCGGCCAATTTAGCAATGTCGGCCAAACTCACATCTTTGTCATCTAATATTCTTGGTTCTTGCTTTGCCGCTTCCAACAGTTGTTGTCGTTCTTGTTCAGGAGATATGTTGCTCAATTCCTTAAGTCTTTCAACTATATCTAACCAATCACTGTGATGTTTTTTTGCCATATGAACTATTTATATTGAGTTATGCTATTATTTATATTATTGTTTTATGATTTTAGACTGTTTTTGAAAGCAAATGTCCAGGTTTCTCCTAGTTTTTTACCCATCATATCCACTAATCTATTGGTATAAAGCACTGTTTTTGATTCACCTGTGGTTGCTAATTTCTCTTTTCTTTTCACCAACATCTTTTTTAATAATTCGTCTTTATTTGTATTTGGATCATTTTGTATTTGTTGTAACGTTTGTACTTTATCTTGATATGCTTCTTTGTCTTGTTTTTGTTTTATCAAATCAATTTTATTTTTTGCCATGGAATATTCATTTACCGATTCTGTACTCATGAATTTTGAATACTTGTCTTGTAGGTATTTTATGTGATTCAAGTCCTTGCCCGAGCTCAATCTAACTTTGGCATCTGATATATCTGTTTTGATCATTTTTGCCAAATCGTCATTTCCAGCATCGACGGCCATTTCGTATGCTGTGTTCATGGCCTGGATCGCAGGTACACTGTTATCAATCGCATTATTGATTGAACCCATGCCCGCAACAGCACCAACAATTATTCCAGCGGCCGCTAATTTTTTCATCCAATCTTTGATGCCTTCATCTAGCATATCGTTTTCTTTGAAAGCAAATGTATGTTGTGTGATTGAGATATCTTTCACACCGGTTGTATTTTTTAATTCCGATGCCCTCTTTTTAGCATCATCTTTGTTTTTGTATGCCTGTGCTAATCTTTTTCCATCACGTTCATATCTCACAGCAAAACCTTGTTGTATTCCTTCTTTGCTGATTGCTTCTGTTTTTTCTCGACACATTTTCTTTTCAACTTCTTGTACTCTTTTCTTTAAGATGTTTAACATACCAGGTTTGGTCTCTATATCATCGGCTGGAGTTTCTTTTGATAAGATTTCATCGATGTTTTTTTGAATCACTTGTGAATGCTTTTGTAATACATTTTGTTCCAATTGCTCTCTGTAAGGATTCAACCTTTGGTAATCCTCATAGTGGTAAACAGCATCCAACATATCCACAGCACGATTCATTTTGGTTTGTACCCATGCCTCTATGTCATCACCCGGTTTAACTAAAGTTGAAATTTTTAAACAATATTTTGCAATCTTGTACATTTGGCTCTTGGCCATGTGTCCTTCGCCGGCATCTTCGGACATTTCCTGACCTTCTAGATAGTGTCCTACGGATGATATGTATGAACTGGCTAGATCTAATTTTTTTGCCACCCAACTTTCCATCTCCTGGTCGTTGTCGATCATGTTATGAATTTTTATGGCATACTTTCCTGCCCTGATAGTTTGGTTCAAGAACATACTTGCTTCGTATGTGTCAGGCAGTACAGGAGTGTTCAATTCGTTTATTTTCATATCAATATTTATTAGTTAAATCCAAAGTGTGTCACCTCTGGATATTTTTGAATTATTTTTCTTGCCAACTCGTTATGGTACTTCACTTGTTGATTCATGTATCCTTCCGGCCTACCGCCACTGTACATTGTAGGACCTCCTGGATTTTGGTCAACTGTTGTTGGCTCTTCTGGTGATGGTTTGCCAATATTCTTTTGAAGCCATTGTGTTGTTCTGGCAATAAATTCTTTTGCTGGAACAGGAGGCATGTCTTCAAAATCTGGATCATATCCCAACGTGTTCAAAAAAATTCTCATACTGGCATTGCTCATATAAGGAGTGTCTAACTCCTCATCATTCTGCCATTTATCTGGAAAAGTCCAAATTCTCTGTTCTTTGTCTTTTGGATCTTTGTAGTAAGGCATCATGGAAGCGCCTTCGTTTATGACTTCATTAATTTTCATCTTTGTGCCTACAGTGTTTACAGCATTCGATAGTGACCGGTTTCATATCTCCGTCGTGTAAGTCTTGCATACAAGATCCTCCACAATGACAGTCATGTCCGCAATTTTGACAAGTCAATATCCATTCTTTTTTTAACAATAAAATATCACTCATTATCTTCTCACCACTCCTGGTCCTCCAAACAAGGATGTACCGGTCATGTCCAGTGCATTATCTTTGGGAGTTTGTTTCTTGATTTTTGGAAGGTTAGGTGCCTTGGTTCCCGAAACTCCCGGTGTTCCTGTGTATGATTTTTTAAATCTATCGGGTCCGATCGCTATATGTGGAGATACAACAGAAGCAATATTACCAGATGATGTTGCACCTGCTGTCGCTGTTTCTTTTATTAAAACTTCTTTGATTCTCATGATTAGTAGTATTTATTTAGATATCGAATAAGTTTTTGTAACCTTCATACACTTTTTGTATGAATGCGGGCCTTCTAATCCAGAATTTTCGAGGATATTTCATATTTTTAGGTATCAACATTCCATATTTTTTATATAATTTGACAGAATAATAGCCGCTACCTCCAAATTTAAGATGTCTTATTTCTTTAACTTCTTCACCCTTATGCAATCCTTCTATACGATGAAACGACACGTATTCAATCAAATTAAACAGTCCGTTTTTGTCATCGGAATTATTATGACCTCTTAATTTAACTCTCATATTTTCAAATCTTTCATGAATGGAATCTCCTTTATTGGCAAACCAATGGAATTGATAGAGGTTATCCATTTGGGGTTCAGGAAAAAAATGTATATCTTCCAACCAGATATTGGTATCTTTGGTCATGAATCCGTTGGTCCAGTTGTTGTCATGATTTAAAATTTTTAATTTTATTTCCGTTTCTTGGAGATCTTTGGGTACTTCAACGATGTACGAAAGTATTTTTGGTTTTTTTGGATCATCAAATTTATGTTCAGACACATGAAATTCATCTATCATAGAGTCTCTGAAGTATACTCTAACTCTGGGTTCGTACCTGTAAATTTGTGCTCTGAATGATAAAATTAAAACGTACTTCATGGTGCTTGTCGAGTTAAAAATTTTGATTTGGTTTTTTTTGGAGCAAAATATTTTTTTACAGTTAAATCAACGATTTTTGTATCAAATTTTTTGCAACTGAAAACGTCGAAATAAGCAGTTTTGCTTTTGCTCATAAAATGTGCCGCTAGATTTGAGGTGTGTATCAACTGCAACATACTATAACCCTCATTCTTATGGCCTGGTAAAAGATATTCTATAGTGGGTTTACCATGAGCTTTCATTTTTATTTTTTTAATTAATTCTTTTACAAAAATTGAAATTTGTTTTTTATCTGATATGTTGTCATTACAACCTGAACAATCGACCATGTAGTGATAACCCCAAGATTGTTTGTTTTTAGTTGTGATCTGCTTAACCATACAGATACTTATTATTTCTTTTTACGACCTGACTTCATGTTGGCACACCAGTGATACATCTTACCCTTTTCACCGCCGTACTTCTTGGCTTTGCTTCTCAAACTACTCACACTACCTTTACAACTGGCACCTGCTTTTTTAACTCTACCCGGTCTGCTCTTGCCTTTAATTTTTTTATCTGCAAAATTTTCAGAAAACTCTTGCCATTCCATGTGCAACTTCTTGACATTTTTATATTCGTCCCCGGGTTTGACATCCTTAGTGGTATTTTGTTTTGTAATTATGCCCACACCTGCGGCATCTTCGTTCTTCTTACTCTTGTTGTAACTAGCCCAAGCGACTGCGTATGGATTGTCCACTTTGCCCTTGAGTGCTTTGACCTGCTTCTCTCTGCCCGGAGGTGCTTCCTCATTGGCTTTGTTGTTGCCTTTGTTTTTAAAATCAAATCTGTTATTGGGACCGATGCCGGGTTTATGTATCAGTCCTAATGGTTTGATACTTTGGGGCATGATTATCCAATCTTTAAAAAGTTCTTTTATTTTCATTTTTTTCTTCCGGCACAATGAGCTTTTTGTGAAAAGCCCTTTGGATTGTTGCAATTGATTGATTTTTTATATTTGTCAGACCATGCTTCTTTTACCCTGAAAGGATATGCCATCATGGAATGATAACCCATCCTTGGTTTTCCTGTTGCACGTTTTTCGATTTTCTTTAACTGTTTCTCAACATCTGGGTGTACATAATTCGTGGCTAGTATCTCGTGTATTCTCATATTAGCAGTATTTATTGAATTATTTTAGTGTGCTTCTAAGCATCCACTGATGTTTATTGTGTGCGTCTATTCTTTCACCGATAAAATCTGCAAACCCATAAAGTTTTAAATCTTCCAACATATCGAATAAAAGAGTGAGATTAGAAATAACTTTTTGATTGTCTTGCATCAATTCTGAATACATTTCTTCTGCAGACGGTATCTGTCCTTTTTGTTCTATGTTTGAAAGATTCATAAATCGATTGAATATTCCAGGAGCATACGTATCAAGTGTTCTTATTTCTTCTGCGAATTTGTCTAATGCTCCATACACTTCTTCATAAATTTTACCAAGTAATTCGTGGTCTTGTGAAAAATGTCTACCTTCCACATTCCAATGGAAATAATGTGCTTTTAGATAGAATAGGAAACTATCCGCAAATGCCTGTTTGGCTTTTAATCTAATTTCTGAATTCATTGTAGAACTATTTATTTTTTGGCATTGGGTTTTCACCCGTTAATCTTGGTTGTGCAAACCATAATTTAAACCATTCCGGAGTACCGGGTTTTATATTGTGTTTTCTTTGGTATTGTGCTTTGGCCGTTCCCACGTATGATAGATTTTCACCCATTGAATTATCATTAGACGAATTATCAATTCCTGCTAATTTTTTTAGTTCGTCTATATTCATGAGTATTAGATGGTCCAGTCTTTTAATTGTTGCTTGGTTGGATTGTGTGCTTTGACTTTTTCTACTTTACCGCCTTTTTCTAAAAATTTTTTCATTAACTCGTCCAACTCTCTTTGTTTTTCTTGTGGTGTTTTTTCTGTGTAATCGGCAGAATAATTCCTATTGATTCCTTGATGCTTCATTTTCTTCTCCATATCTGTTGAGTTCTTGTTGTACTTTAATTATGCTGTCTCTGTTTGCTTGATACAATATTCCAAAGCCGCCTTTTGCTTTCCATCTTTCGATATTGACTGGTCTGTCGTCGATCAGTATATTTGGCGTGCCATCTTTTTGTTTTGCCCATTTTTCTTTTCTTCCGGACACAATCACTTCTTCAGGCTTTTCTATGTTTTTACTAATCCAAATTTTTTTCTGAGTAGCCGAGTTTTCATGATCACCTATCAATGGTGATGTGAGTATGGAAAATTTTCCATCTGTAGCACTTTTAATCAGTTGAATTAACGAGTCGGCAGTTGGAAATTTTGGTAGTGTAGCAAAAAAATCCGATCCGGTAATTTTATCGATCACTTCTTGTTTTAACTCTCCACCAGACAGTTTGCTCGTGAGCTCTTTCCAGTGATTTACTCCAAACATTTTTTCAACTCCACCGAAGAAGTCTGCGATCACACCGTCCATATCCAGATATATTATTGGTTTTGATTTTGGCATATCGTCTTCATTATACAACTTTTCGTTGTTTATTGCAACCGTCTTTCCAACCTTGCTTTGAACTTTGGTAAAAAGTTTTCTAATAGTGTTATTGTCATTGTCCATTGCAACTTTTATAAAGTTTTCAAAATCGTTATTGGCCGCATATTCACGAGCCTGTGATGCACTAAATCCAGTAACTCCTTCAGCATCGGGATCTCTTTCTCCTGAGCTCACAGCATCAACGTAATCAAAATCAAAAACAAGATTGCCTGCTTTATCGTTTTTCTTATTATATTGGTTAAGGAAGTTTTTGAAATAATCTACTCTATCGGAACCCGCTACTATGACAACTCTAGTACGACCTTCGTTCATTAACTTTTGTAATGCTTGGACAATGGTTTTAACATCATTGAATCCTATTTCTATGTCATCAAATCGTCCTGTGCTTTTCATGTAAGCAACTTTTTCTTGATGTGAAAGAGGATTTTTTTTATCTACTGAATGTGTTACGAAAAGATATGGTTTTGCATCCATTTTCTGTGCAACAGATCTAACCTTTTGTATTAATTTTTCGTGACCTTTTGTGGGAGGATTGAATCGACCAAATGCAAATACGGCACTTGATTGATCGTCTTCCTTAAGAAATATTTCCTTGAGTAGCATCGTATTCGCCTTGTTTAATATTTTCTAATTCTCTATCTGCTATGATTTCTGCAATACGACTTCTGACTTCTTTGGGGAAAAGATCTTTTACATCCTCGTCGGGGTTACCGTATTCTTTTACATATTCTTTGGCCGCATCATTGATCAAATACATCCATAATGTTTTGGCTTTTTCATGGTCATATATGTTTTTTGAGATCTTCTTTTTTAGGTTGTGTATGATAGGCATGAATCTTCTACGATAAAGATCCTCATTATTCATTATGAATAATTCTAATTCTCGAACTGCATTTGAGTCTATATGCTCTTCTTTTATGAACTGGTTTGCTCGCATACCTGTATTTATGCTAATACAAGTTCTCTAACAGCCATAGGTAGAAGGGTGAAGTTAATTTTATTTTCCAGGTGCCGTTCCAACCAAACGATGTTATATTTCGCAACGGAGACTGTGGTGTATTCCCCTCTTCTTTCTGTTGATTATACCATATTTCTGGATACTCCGGATAAAAATCTATCTCATATATAAGGTTTCCTAAGTCAACATTATCAATGTTCAGATTCTCAATTGAAAGCAATTGATCTTTGACTATCTGATTGTTCTCTATCTTTACCTGTTTGTCAGTTTTACCTGATCTGATCATTTCAAAAACATACTCGTTTTCGTCTTCAAAATCAACATCAAACTCTGCAACAGTTTTTTCTTTAATTTCTTGAGGTCCCCAAACTGTTTTACCATTGATACGAAATTCTGCTGACGGTGGTTGATCCCAATATTCTGAATTTAAAGTGACTAAAAATTTTATATTATCTTTGCTCATTGTATGAAAACTCCAATCCTGCTGTTCTTCCTACGTATGGTTTATTTAAGTCCGTTCTAGAAAGTTCTATTGTTATCTGAGTACCTTGTAAAACGACTTTCATGTATTTGTCCGACTTGGACAAAACCTCTGCTGGTTTGCTTTTGTCGTTGTTCAAACAAAGTATTTCAACTGTGTCCATTAACTGATTAATTTAATTAAATATCCACCCAGTAAAAACGCAAAAATATATTTTGAAAAAAGGGTAAATGTTTTGTTTATGTTATAACCGTTTTCTTTTAAACATTGCACGTGAGCATCCATTGATTCTGGGGTTACACGCACATACTCGTATTCTAAATTATTATCATTCATACTTACAGTATATAAGATATTAATGTTTTGTCAACCGTGGCTTAATTGTTATATAATATTTTGGTAATATCACCGGCTGTCACGTCATATACTCTGGCTCTTATCCAGACAAAATTGCCTGTAAATGTATTTGCCACTGTTGCTGTACTTTGGTCTGCCGTGAATGCTGTAGAGTCAATATTGAACCAATCATTTTCGGTTGGTGTTGTGGCTAGAGAACCCTGCATGATAATTTTTCCATACAAGGATGTATGTACGTGATATGTTGCTGTGTGTACACCATCGGATTTTGAATAGTAACCATCACCTTTGTATTTGTCTGTGACAAATCCTGTGTATGTTATCACGGTATCTGTTGAACCATCTGATAGTTCATCAACAACTGTTTCTTCAACTGTGATATAAGTTCCATCTGAATTGACACTAGCAACTGTGAAGTTACCATTGTTGTTGCTTGTTCCTGAAATTGTGATTAAATCTCTCACAGATAAAGTTGATAAGTTTGTTGTTGCGGCACTTATTCTTTTGTCTGCGGCCGTGAATCTACAACCTTCGGTAACAGTGATCGCCGATACAAAAGTTTTTTGTGGTGATATAGTTGTACTTGTATGTGCCATTACGATTATTTATCGAGATCTTTTCTTTTGAATCTTGGTGTCTTGGGAACAAGACCATACACCGCGGCCAGTTCTTCTGGATCCATACCGTCTACTTTTGTAATATTTTTATAATAAATTTTTCTGTAAGGAACTTCTGCTTCAATCTCAAACTCCTCGTCTGCGATACAATAATCTTTTTTTAGTTCTTTTATTCTTAAAGTTTTATTTAAAACAATCGGAGAAGCAAATTGCATCTTAGATATAGGAGCATCGATCATTGTTCCTTCTTTAAATATTTTACGATCAATTAGTTTTTGTATTATTTCTGTCATTTCTATTAATAGTAACAAACTTTATTATTTTGTCAATTGATTCTTGTGCAATCATGTATACCGGAGTCAAACATTTTTCATCCTTGACATAAAAATATCCTTCGGAATAATCACTGTCGCCCATTAACCACATTTTGAGATGTTTACCGGAAACATACGTGTTGTCTTTGCTTCTAAAAAGATAAGATGCCAGTTGTTCTCTTTTTGTTTTACTCATATTGAGATGAGCAAATTTTTTTAAATGAACTTGATATTGATATTTTTTATGTGGTAATCTAGTACACAGTATAGTATTTTTATCTACTTGATCGAGATATTTTTTATCTACGGATTTTATATCGAACCAATGATCCCAAAATTCTAATATTAGATCTCTAATAACAGACGAAGAACCATAGAAATAAGACACAGATGTTTGTAGTCTAAATTTAATATTGTTCCTATTTGTGAGAATAAAACTTGCCAATCTACGCAAATGTTCTTTTTGTTTTTTATCTATCATGATGTTCCTGTATAGATAACTTTTTTCAGAAAAAACAAAAGGATCCGTAACAATTTTTCTTAGATGTTCGTCTGTGGTAGGATACATCCATCCGGCGAACGGTGTTTTAAACGACGCTTTGTGAGTATACTTGTTGAAAAATAATTTATTTGGATGTTTTCGCATCTTCAGTTTTAGGTTTAAATTGCGATAACACTTCTACTGCTTTGAAATTTATTTCAAGTTTTGGAATCATGTCTTCAGAAAGTGTCACTTCAACTCTACCGCCCTTCGATAAATCTCCAAACAATATCATTTTAGACAAAGGTTTTTTAATCTCATTGTCGATGATTCTCTGTAAAGGTCTCGCCCCCAACTTGTCATTAAACCCTTTTTTAATTAGGTATTCTATTGCTTCCGGTGTGGCATTTACTTCCACATTCTTTTCAATAGTCATACTGTTCAATTCCAACAAGAACTTGTTGACAATTTTGGTCATCACTTCTTTTGGAAGTTTTTTAAATTTAACAATAGCATCTAATCTATTTCTAAATTCAGGAGCAAAGAATTTTTTAGTTTCGTCTTCGTCGGCAGTTTTTTCAACTTCGCCAAAACCTATACTTGCTTTTTCCATTTCTTCAGCACCAAGGTTTGAGGTCAGGATTAGTATAATGTTTCTAGCATCTGCTTTCTTACCGTTGGATCCTGTAACAGTACCGTAATCCATGACTTGTAACAACATATTTGATACATCTCTATGTGCTTTTTCTATCTCGTCAAATAGGACCACTGCGTGTGGATTTTTTTCAATCTCATTGATCAGTATTCCTCCACCCATATTAGAGTCTTCGTAACCCACATATCCAGGAGGAGAGCCAATCAATTTAGATATAGAATGTTTCTCTTGATATTCCGACATGTCGAATCTAATCAATTCGGTACCAAGTGTTTTTGCCAGTTGTCTCGCGGTCTCTGTTTTACCACATCCTGTGGGGCCTAAGAATAAAAAAGAACCAACAGGTTTGTTCAAAGATTTTAAACCTGCCCTTGATACTAATATTTTATCTATCACCGTGTTCAATGCATCGTCTTGCCCAAACACTTGTAATTTCATTTTTTCTTCGAGTGTTTTCAAGTTAACCGCTTGTTTTTGCGATAGTTGTTCGATGCTGATACCAGTTTGTTTACTAATTTCGTGTATAATTTCATCATGATCGATCTTGCCATCTTTTATTCCATTCAGTCTCAATCTAGCACAGGCAGAATCTATTATATCTATTGCCTTGTCTGGCAATTTTTTATCGGCAACAAATTTTTGTGTGTATTCCACAGCATCCTCACAGGCCTCATCTGTGATAATGCATCCGTGATGCTGTTCGTAATATGTTTTGATGCCTTTTAAAATCTTAACGCAAGTTTCATTTGTAGGTTCTCCAACTTGGATCCGTTGGAACCTTCTCATCAATGCTCTATCCTTTTCGAAGAATTTTCTATATTCTTCCCAAGTGGTAGAAGCAATCACTTTAATGTTGCCTTTGGTAAGAACAGGTTTCATCATGTTTGCTAGATCCATTCCTCCTTGTCCTGTTGTGCCGGCACCCACCATCATGTGTGCTTCATCAACGAATAAGATTGTTTTGCCTTTTTGATCTAGTGCATTTAATACCAGTTTAAGTCTTTCTTCAAAATCACCTCGGAACTTAGAACCCGCCAACATTGAAGACACATCCAAACTGAACACAATATGATCTTTTAGATATTCTGGCACATCTGCTTTGTTCTTTGCGATTCTTCTAGCCAAACCTTCCACGATGGCAGTCTTACCCACTCCTGGATCGCCCACTATAAGCACATTGTTTTTATTCCTTCTTGCAAGTATCTGTTTTAGTGATTCTAATTCTTCTTCTCTGCCGATAACAGGATCTATTTTTTTCTCAAAGTATTTTTGGTTTAGATTCTCACAATAGTTTTTTAAAACCTTGTCTGCTTGATTTGGTCTCAATCTTTGTTCTGGCCCACCCGATCCTATGGATGCCTCGTCTAATATATTTTCTGCAGAAATCAAGTCAGCAAGATCTTCTTTGTTGACTTTGTGAGTTTTTAAGAAATATGCACCATAACTTTTTTTCTCCGAAAAAATACTCAATAATACATCTATAGAAGTAACTGTTTGTCTTCCTTGGAATAAAGCCTGTGTGAATGCTCTGTTCATTAGTCTCTCAAGTGATGCAGTTTTTCTAGGTTGTACGGGAGTTGGTGATTTTGTTATGATATCATTACATTTGGTATCGAGATAATTTTCTATATCTCTAATCAAACCAGCAACATTTATTTTGAAATCGTGTAGTACTGTACCAACTTCTTTGTCAGTTACCAATGCCAATAATAAGTGTTCTATAGTAACGTACTCGTGTTTTCTTTTTTCTGCTTCTGCTACTGAACGTTCAAATATATCTTCTAGCGAATCGTTTGCGTCTAACATTATGTATTATTCTCCTCTGCTACTTGGTTAAATGTAATTCCGTTAAGATGATCTAACTCGTGTTGGAAGCATCTGGCCTCTAACCCTGATAATTCTGCCCCTTGCATCTCACCTTTCATATTTTGCCATTCCACTTCAATTTGTTTTGGTCTGTATACATTATAATACACACCCGGAAAACTTAAACATCCTTCTTCACCTATTTCTACTTCTTCGGACGCTTTTATAAGCCTTGCATTATACAGTATAGCAGGTTTTTTAAATTCGTCAAATGATGAATGTCCCATTCCAAAAAATCTTTGAGTCACTCCCACTTGATTTGCCGCTAACCCAATTCCATTTGATCTTACCATAATATTTAAGTAGTCTTTTTCAAATTGCGACCAATCGTTATATCCCATAGGTGGCATGAAAAAGTTCACAGATGAACTCATTTGGTATAATGTTGGATATGGATTTGTATAGACTTGTATATTCATTTTATAAATTCTCTATTTTTTTCAATTCTTCTTTTGACAATTTTGGTATTGTTATACTGATTCTGATATAAACATTACCCTTTATATTTAATCCTTCATGCACCGGCATTCCAAGACCTTTTAATTGTAATACAGACCCTGGTTGTGTTCCGGCCGGAACTTTGACTCTTTTAATAGAGTCGTCTAGTAAACGTATGTTAAAATCACAACCTCGTATGGCGTCAAATGCTCCTATATTTTTATCTGTCCATAAATCATTTCCTTCACGTGTGAATCCATCCGAATCTAAAATAGATACAGTGACCAACAGATCGCCCCGTGGAAGATGTTTATCTGTGTCATCGCCCATTCCTCTGTATTTAAAAGTCACTCCATTTTGGCAACCTGCAGGTATTTTTATGTTTATGATCTCGTCTCTACCCGATGGTAATCTTACGCTGATTGTTTTATCTGTTGCTCGGAACACCTCTTTGATACTGAGAGTTAATCTTATATTGACATTTTTATTTTGTCTAGGTTGATTCCTATAAACTCTGGTACTACTTCTGTGGCTTCCTGGGTTCATTCCAAATCCTGAAAAAAATTCCTGGAATATGTTTTCGTCAAACATATCGTTTATATTGAAATTAAAACCTTCTCCAGAACCAAAAGATCGTTGCCCATATTTTCTCAAAGCATCATATTCTTGACGTTTTTGAGTATTTTTTAATGTATCGTAGGCTTCGTTGATTTCTTTAAATTTTGTTTCATCGCCACCTTTGTCTGGATGATATTTTGCGGCAAGTTTTCTAAATGCCTGTTTGATTTCGTTGTCAGATGCTGTTTCATTCACACCTAAGGTGTCGTAATAATTCTTCATTACTATTATTTTATACTAGATCTTGCGTTTGTCAACGCAGTGGTAATTATTTGCCTTTTGCTCTAGAACCGGTATATAAACCAAACCAAGCCGCACCTGCACCTACAACGATACTGACCAAACCCGATTGTTCCATGGTAGGATTTGGCATTTCCATATACCAAATTACCACTTTGTATAATAGGTAGATGTAAGTTGTAATGAATATTCTTGGAAAAATTCTCCAAGCATCAACGGCTCTTGCCAAATGAATGACCCAGGCAAAAGGATTTGGTCCTAGATCTTTAACTGATGTATCCACTTCCAATTCCACAGAAACTTTTTTTGTTGCTGTGTCTTTGTCAGCAGGTACAACTATTTTGTCTATTTTTTTGTCTTCCATGATTATTTTTTAAACCATTTCATGGGATTAAGTTTTTCACCTAAATTTTCCACTTTCTCATTGACCCACCATCCTGCGATGAAGCCAACTATAAATCCTATTGTTAAAAACATATTAGTCTCCTATTTAATTTCTACTTCCACCAATGTAACCACCAATAACACCAATAAGTCCTGTGACTGACATTTTCATTAATGTAATTACGCTTTCATCTACTGGTCTGTTTTCTTCTAGTGCTACCACATAGTCACCAATGATGATAACTCCAAGTAACACTAATACACCAGATGTTATTAGTAATATTACAATATCTTTAAAATTTTTTATCATTTAATCCCCTATCTTTGCGTTTCTTTTTCTATGACCGTTCCACGCAACAAAACCGCCGATCCTCAATGACCAATAAGCAAGATAGTTCATGGTATAAAAGCCATTCACATTACAGTTGATATCTCTGAAGATCTCGTCCGCTCTCTTCTGTGTTAGTTCGCCCATTGTGGTTTTTTTATCTTTTTCTAAAAGTGTCTTGTACTTGTATGCGTAGTCGTGTACCAATCCTCCCACTAGTAGTACGCCCACTGGTGAGAAAAATGTTCTCATGAATTTTGGTATGCTGGCTCCGTCAAATGTGAATCCTGCTGGGATCACATAGTCTTTTCCGTCGATATTGTAGTGCCAGTCTTTTGTGATTTCCCAATTACGTGTTGACAACAACCACATGATGATTGCTCCCCAGAACCCTTTGTCTTTTGTAGGTATTCTTAAAGGTTGTAAGTGTGGTAATTCGTTGTATGAAAATTTTAAATTTGTTTTTGCTTTTTTATCAAACTTGTTGATGATTGCGGCAACAATAACCACTGCTATCAGCACAGTCCATTGCCAAAATTTCATTGCTAATGCGATAATAAATTCCATAGATCTCCTTAAATTTAGTATGTGTATTTACCAAATCTACTGTTATTTTTCTGGAGTGAGATCCTTGGTATCTTGTTCGTAATACTCTTTGTATTTCTCTAGGATTGCGTTTGATTCTTTTAGTTTTGCTCGTATTTGGGCAAAGTTTCTTGCTATCACTTGGTAGTCTTTGTCTGTTAACCCAAACAGCACAGGATCTATGCCTTCTGCTTCCAGTTTGGCAAACACTTCTTGAGCATTTTCAGATGTGATGATGATCCAACGAATCTTTTCCATGGTGAGCGGCGTTGGTACTTCGAGATTTAGTTTGGCTCTGGGTTCTTCCAGTGTGAACACTTTCAAACGTTTTTCACCTATAGAACAACCAGTCAGCAATAAACCTATCAATAGTACTGTGATAATTTTATTCATAATTGATCCTTATCCATGGATACCAAAACGCTGTCACTAGGTTGAAGGTACCATATACTATTTTCCAGTCACACTCCAACCATTCACACTCGTAAGTGTACTCCTGGAAGTTGCCTGCGTTGTATCCTTCTGGTTTATTCATTGTGTGGTACATAGTTGGGGTTTGCTATCGAAGGGCATTCAGTGTTTATCTCGCTCTTCAATGTGGCTTTAATTTCCTGTTCTGTGAGAGGAGCACCTGAGGCTATCTCTATACATCTTGCCGCTTTGTCTGTGGCTTTGTTGATGATTCTTTCAATGGCTCCTGTTCTTTCAATGGCCAGTTTGCCGATGTCTCTATCTTTCTTTGTGAATCTTTTGTCCAAATCTTCCAAATCTTTTTTGAGATTGTTAATCAAACCTGTCAGCTCTTTGTTGGCCTTGAGAATATCTTGGAAGTCTTTTTTCTGTTGTTCCAACACTTTCTTTTGTGACTCAACACTTTGTTCCAACACAATCTGGTTGGCCTTCAATGTGGCATTGTCAGCTCTTAATTTCATCACGTACACTCCTGCACCCGCTACGCCGGTTATCAGAAGTATTGCGATTGCCATTTTAATGCTTGAAAACATAATGTATGTATTTATTGTATTAGACCAGGCTTGTACACAGTCTTGCCATTTTCTTTCATGGCAGTAAGGCTTTGTTTTCTATTGCCTTCTGATTTATACGATACGTGTACCCAACCCGAATCTGGTATGCCTGGTGTGTAGAATTCCAATATCAATTGGTCGAAGTCTAGATTGTCCTCGATCCACTTGGCCACATCGTAGTTGGGTGTGCCTGGACATTCTATGTCCACCGCTTCACCTTTGCAGTGCTGTGACTTGCTTGATCCCCCAACTGCTTCGTTCAATGCTGGTCCTCTGTAACCTGAATTAATAACAGTGACTCCAAAATTATCTCTGACCTTTTGTACAACATTTTCAAAAAGTTGTTTTGCATTTGCCAGATGTTCTTCTCCAGGTGTGTTGTCTATACCCTGTCTCAGAGCAGTTTGGCTCTTTGTAAATTCTTGTAGTGTGAAATTTGTTGATAATCTTACCATTTGTACTTACTTACCACAGCAGATTCTCCACCCTTAGAAAATATGAATTTATTTTCCATTGTTTTGGTAATATGATATGGTCCGAAGTATTTGGTAAGAAATATACATTCAGCCATAGATTTTTCATCCACTAAAAAAGCCTTGACTTCGTTCAGTACTAGATTTGTTTTGCCATAACTTTCTAGTACAAATTTTAATTCCTGTTGTGTGTTATTTTTTTTAATGGATATTATGTTATTATCCATTTTAAATTCCATCATGTTGAATTTGTCGAAGAAGTTTTTTACTTCTCCCAATTGTAGCATTTGTAGTTTTTGTGTGTAGGCTATAGGAGTTCTAGGCAACACGTCGGCCAAATTCTTCCTATCGGCAACAAACACCTTGTCGTGTTTGTGATATGTGAATTTAAAAACATCTATGTTAGTTAATTTTTTAAGATCGTCTAGAAACTCGCTTATGTATTGATCTAATTTTTCTTCCCTAGCAAGTTCTATAAAAACTCTATGTTTTCCATCGGACATTGTGCCTGGAGTGGCATCCGCATCTAAAACTTTCTTATAACCTTTTTCTGCAAATCTTTCTAGATCTTTTGCACCAGCGGCTCCTGAGCAAACAAAAGCGAGTACACATATATTTCTGTCTTCGCCCATCTTGGATTTATATCTATCCACTGAAAAAGTATCAGCGATTATTCCGTCCAAATCTCCGGCCTTCAATCCTTCGTTAAATTGTTGCATCGTTATTTTTGTCTTCTAGGTTATCTAATGGTGTGGTTTCTAAATCTTGTCCGTGTTTAAAATTTCCAATCAGTTCTTTTGGCATTTTGATTTCAACCACCCATATGTCATGTCCGTCTATTTTGCCTTTTTGTGTTCCTGGTCTGTAATCCTCAGGTTTTTTTATCACTCTGGGTTTGAATAATATGTCTTTTTTGAATGTGACTTTACAGCCGTGGTCTAACAGTCTCTTACCACCCGATGGGTCTGGCATCTTATCTGCTGGCCACATGAACGAACAGGTCACGAAATGTCTTGAGTCGTTGGGTCCTGATAACAATTCGCCATCCTCCCAATTCTTGAACACGTACACATCTAATTCGTCGATCACTCTTTCGAAATCTTTCAGTATACCCAGACTAGGAGATAATGCGTAAAGATTCTGTATATTACGTACTATGTCTAAAACGTCATGCATATTGTATATTTAGCCTTAAAAGCAGTTGGCAGATTTATACGTATATATCAAACTTTGGTGTGATGAGTAAATACTTTTACATAATGTCAAGAAAAAATCGAAGACAAAAACATCAATCAAACACAATTAATTTTATGAACTATCTCGCAGAAAAAAGACTTGCGGCTAGACCTACCGCTAAAACACCGGGTCAGCAGAACTACTTGAACATATTAAACGATTACCAAAACAAGATTATTGTAGCATTAGGTCCTGCAGGTACAGGAAAAACAATGTTGGCAACAGAACGTGCTATAGAACGTCTACAAAAAGGCGAAATTGACAAAGTTATAGTTACAAGACCAGCATCGTCTGTGGATGAGGAAATAGGATTTTTACCGGGTGATATCAATAGAAAAATGGAACCATGGATGAAACCTATTTTAGATGTTTTTGAAAATCATTTCATGCCCAACACTGTTGAAGACATGGTGCAACGAGGAACAATAGAAATTGCTCCATTGGCCTTCATGAGGGGTAGAACATTTAAAGATGCATTTATTATAGGTGATGAGATGCAGAATTCTACACCATCTCAAATGAAAATGTTAATGACAAGATTAGGCAGAGGATCACAAATGGTGATAACTGGAGATACTCGTCAGTCGGACAGGATGATAGGAAACGGATTAGTTGATTTTAAAAGCCATTATGAAAGATATTTCAATCCGGAATATGTTAAATTCGTTGAGTTAGGCAAAATGGACATACAAAGACATCCGGCAGTTTCTGAAGTGTTAGGAATATACGGAGAGTAATTATTTTACAAATTCGTCCATGACGTCAGCATACCATTTTCTATAGTGCTGATAAAGTGCATCAAATGGAAAATCTTTGGGTACGTTAGGTAAATCCACTTTGACAACTTCTTGATTGATCAAATCGAGGATCACTCTAGACTGTGCTATTTTTCCCGAGCCTAAGTTTTTTTTTGACAGTTCCACATATTCATCAAACTTTCCGTCCGGTTTTTCTACATAGTTTACAATGAAAAATCGTTTTTTATTTCCTTTACTACCCATTTGATATCCTCGCTAGTTTTATCATTGTTGCGGCTAAATTGATTTCTGGATCTGCAACAAACGAATGATCCACGAGACCTTGTTTTATAGCCAATATTGCTTTGTCTTGTCCATCATCTTCTTTTGAAATCAAATCGAGATTGTCATACAGCCATCTAAATATTTCTTCTACTTCCTCGGGTCTTGCCTGAGAGCAAACTAGTTTTCGTGCTTCTAGTATTTTTCCTTGTTTAAATAATTCAACCATTTGTAAACGATAATCAGCCTGTCCTTTATCAGATTTATCTGGTGCGTGTAAAACACCATTACGTGAGTTCATCTGCACAAGATTGATACATTTTCTCATATCGGGATATGTGGCCTTGACATATGTGTCTATCAAATCAATGTTTGGTTCAATTTTTTCTGCGATCAGTATCTCGGCTATTCTAGCAGTAAACTCATTTTTGTCTAATGTCTCTATATGGAATCCTTGGCATCTTGAATGTAGCGCCGGGATCACCCTGTTGGGATAGTTGCAGGTCAAAACAAATCTTGCCGATGTATGATACATCTCCATCACGCCACGCAATGCCGCTTGACCGTTGGGAGTAATATAGTCTGCCTCATCGAGTAACACATACTTGTATGCTCCGAATGGCATGATCTGTACAAAGTTTATAATTTTATCTCTGACGGTATCTACTGAATTTTCTCTAGATGCGTTGATTTCCAGTATGTCATATGGATCTACATTTAGTTCCTGGAACAACACCTTGGCCAATGTGGTCTTGCCCGTACCCGGAGCACCTGAGAACAACAAATGAGGAATGGCTCCGTCTTTGATCCAACTTTGAATTTGTTCTCTTTGATTTTCATCTCTGACAACATATTCTTTTAGTTGTTTAGGTCTATATTTTTCGGTCCAAAGTTCTTTCATTGTCTATACTATTATATAGATTAAAATAATAAAAGTAAAGAAAAATATTTGTTATTGCCAAAGATTGATTTCGTCAAATGTTGGTTTTTTACCCATATTAGAATCACCAAAATAAGTAAACCTTGGATCTCTATACCCAATACCCATTACGAAAGGAATTCTATGATAATCAGAATCCGGAGATGTAAACATTGGTTTCACCATTTCTGGTAATGTTTCGGGAGTATCAAAATCAACAATTATGTTTCTCGTAAAAGAAGCATGAAGTCCATAATTTGCCGCCAGTAAACTCATTCCATAACCATGCATGGACACGCCGATTGTCATCTGTTGTATGTGTTGTCGACAACCGACCTTTTCCATATGTCCGCTAGTTCTTGATTCAACATAACCCTTGTCCAATTGTGTTTGTGTAGGCAGATCAGGCATCGGATGCCATGAAATCAAATAGGGAGCCATTATTTGTTGATTGAAATAGTAACCGTCATAGTACTGTTCTTCGCCGGTATCTATCCATTGATTGATCCATTTATCATATATTTCTTCGGCCAGTTTCCAATCCCCCTGGTGCTTTCCACCACGACGGAAATTCTCTTGGTTGGGTCCGCAAACACTTCTAATCACTAATTGCTTCTTCATTTCATGATATTCAGGTCCCCATATTTTGACACGAAAAGGATACACACATTGTAATATCGGAACATAATGAAAAGAATCTTTTAAAATTTTTTCAATTACTGTTTTTTCAGGATTTTTTTTCTGATCAAAAAAATGTATGTTTCTTCTAAAAGCCATTTTTTCAACAAAACTTTTTTGTAAATGTTCATCGACAGTGGAAGAAGAATTCAATGCTTCAACATTGTATTCGTGTATTATATTATGTTTTTTTTCGTATTCTTTGGTTTTATCTTGCATAGACAAACCTGTTTCTGGATCGGGTGCCATGTACCATGCTTCAAATTCATTATACGAATCTTTATTTTTCCAGGTATTTTTTAAAACAAATTGTTCTCTGTCTTCGGGTAAAGAACGAATTTCAACATGGGATTCCAAATGACCCAATGCCTTGTAACGTTCAATATGATTATAGATCTCTATTCCTTCCGGGGTCATTGCGTACACCGGTGTTCCTCGAGGTCTTGTGAATTTTTTGGTTGTCCATCTATAACCGTCATGATCGGAAATTACAATATGATTTAAATTTATTGTTTTTGGTTCATCATCTGTCCATGGCATAATTTTTAATCCTTATTTTAATATATATGTATATTACTTATCTCGTGATGTAAGTTTTATTTGCTGTATCCGGCCCTCAGATCCACGCCGTCGTTGTTTGGTTGTTCATCGGAAACTAAAAGTATATCATTTTCGTCGATCATTCTCACATCGAGCTCTTGCTCGTTCTTGACGACTTTCAATGCTCTGCTCCATCTACCATGGGCCACGAGCAACCATTGACCGACCTTGACGTCATCCTGTTTAGGACCCACAGCATATACTTTACACCATCTGGGATGGATTCCGGATTCTGTGCCGTCGTCGTCCATCAGTATGATACCACCTTTGGTTTTCTTTTCTCCAAAGAACATATCTGAAACAAGCACTCTTTTATGAAGGGGTTGTATGTCTCTGTCTTTTAAAGTATATTTGGAACCACCATGTGAACCAAAACCTTTTGATTGTGCTGAACTTATATCCATATGACTTATTATAGAGTAATTATTCTATTCCGTCAAGTGCCGCGTCTATACCTGTTTTTTCTTGGCTATCAGTTTCTATCTTTTTCTCTTCTTGTTTGACTTTTGGTTTGAATGTGCTAATAGTTTTTGTTTTAGGTGCTGGAGTTTCAACTGCTTCCGGTGCCTGCTCGATAACAATATTTTGTGTTTGTAATTTTTTTAATGATTTATCGTTTTGCACAGATGCTGTTGTTTCTTCGCTGGCTCTTCCCTTGGGAGTTTCATAATATTGTTTCATTATCTGTTCTTTTGTAGTAACTATTTTACCACCTGCTCCTACTATATCCCCACGAGCATTGACATTCATATTACCAACTGCCTGAACTGATTCGTTTGACATTCTCAATTTTTCGATGTCGACCAAACGACCTTGCATGGTTCTATACATTCTTTTTTGTATTTGTCTTGCCATATGTTATCTCCTATTTAATTATCTCTACTTTATATTGATGTATAATATTATTTTTTTTATTATATTCATCAACTATACCTCTAAAGTTAGATTTATACCACTGTTCAAATTCATTATAATCATCTTTATTCTTCCAAAAAGCCTCAACAATAATTTCTATAGTATTATCATCAATAACATTTCTAGTATACGTGTGCTCTACTACTTTTCTATTTTTATAGGTGTCCATTTTTTCTTGTAATGGAAGACCTTCAGGAGTAGTTTGAAACAAACTTACATTTTTTGGTAATGTATGATGTTTGACAGTGTACCTACCACCGTCTTGATTTTTAATTTTTTCCCAAGACATCTGTGTCATACTAAACTACTTATCATCGCAGGAATTCACGGTGATCCAAATTGTACAGCAGGGGATTGATCTTGTGTACTCCTATCAGGAACAAACAGAAACTGGCCACACTGGACCCCCTGCCCACTCCCCACACTATGTTATTTTTTCTCAGGGTATCTATAAAGTATATCAAAAATTGTAGGACTTTTATGAAGTTTTTCTTTTCAAACAATTCGTGTTCCATCTTCACTCTGTTTTTTTCTTCCTCGTTTTGACATTTGTTCAACAAGTATTCCAACGTATCTATGTCATGATATTCTTGAGGCATGAACCAATTTTTCTGCATTCTTTGATCAAACTCTGTGGCTGTCTCTGAATGCGAAGGTCCTTCGCTTAAAAATGGTAAATTGATTCCGACTTTTTGTAGGGATTCGTTGTATTGCTTGGCTGTTTCTATGAAAAGATTATCAAAATTTAATTGGGGATTGCTGTAGAGTTGTTCGATGATCTCTTCTTCGCTGTAGATACAATCACCATACTCATTTATTTTTATTCTTTCCGCCATCTATGATCCTAGGATTAAACTTAAAAATTTTGGCATGGTCTGTGTTATCTTCGTGTTTCTTTTCGGTGACTGTGTCGGTGTCCCATTGGAAATGACCTGTGTATATTCCCTTACCAAGTTCTTTGTCATATGTTGCAGTATCTCCTCTCAACCACCATGGATTAAACTTATTATACTTGTTTGAAAACCAATTGTCAACATTTAAAAGTTCCAATTCTGGTGAATCCTCCTCAACAGTATAACTGATACCATCTCCTTGATAACTGGATAATTCAACACTCTTGACGATAATTTTACCATCTAATATTGCGTTGGATTTTTTAAAACACACAGCACTCATCACCTGATCATAGGGAGGTCTTGGTAATTCAATAAATCTATTTGATGTGGTGGTTTCCAATATTCTGTATAGGTTTTCTTCCCTGTAGGTGACCACAGTATTGGCAAAAATATATGTGTACAAATATTTCAGTCTTTCAAAATAACTGCTCTGTTCTGCAAGGTCTTTGGTAATGGGTTCTATGGATAATTTGACATCATAGGTGTTATGGAATAATTCATTGTCAACAATAAGTATCGATTTGAAAGTTGTCGACCAACTAAAAGATTTTTTTCTCATCAACACTACTTACTATTCGATGTTGATCAGTTCTCCTAGATCTGGTTCATTTCTGGCTTTTTTTAAATTGTCTTGAAGATTTTTTATTCTTCTATTTCTCAATTCGGTCCTATAACTTTCCAAAGCAAAATTGATTTGATTTAATAGATCAGGATTACGACTGAATCGTCTGGCACTCACAGATTTTTTAGTGAGCTCTTGAATTCTTTTTGAAATTTCTTCTTCAGATAAATTACCAACTTCTTCTTGCAAAGGATGAAAATACATTTAACTCCTTTCTAATTTAATTAAGGTGTTGTGGTATATAATTTACCAAGTTGATGCATCAGTATCGCATTGGAATTATCTATTGATATAAACTCATAAAGATATCTTCCTGCTGTGGTAACTGTGATTGCATTGGTCGAAGCATTGAAACCTGTGACATTGTCAGCAACCAACATCGAGGATGTTAGATACAACAAATGTGAGTTTGCTGTGTAAGTCATGTCTAAAATCATTCTTCCAGCACCAGTGCCTGGCATATTAGTAAATGCCAAAGTCACATCACCAAGTGTGCCTGTGATTTGTTGATAATGACCGCTCGGATAGTTAAGGGTAACAGTGGCACCAGATGTTATCTGTCCATGATCGACCACAGTGAATTTAGTATTCTGTAAGTTCACATTGCTTACTGTGTTGCCATTGAAATCAGTTGCGGCATTGGTTGATGCTTTATTGTTTTGTAATGATGTAATTTCTGAAGAGGCAGTTGTAAAATTATTAACGATAGCAGTGAAATTGTCTCGGAAACCCTGTGATGAGTTGTCCTGACCTGCTACTGGAAATGCGCCGTCTATGTTACCTGGTACTATTGCACTTGTCATGTTATTCCTTTATTTTTCTTTTAAATGCTAGATATTTATCTCCGTTTCTCTCGACTCTTATTTTAGTAGCGGGAGAAGGAGGATTGGTAAATTTAATTGTGGTTTTTTTGTTTGTTCCGTCGTGTAATAATGAAAAATCAGGCTCAAAATCTGCAGATCGCAGTTGTGTGTCAGCACTCAAGTACTTTAAAGAAACGTAATCATCTGCGGTGACTTGATCACCATAATTTAATACTGTTGAATTTGATCTGATTTTTATTTCTTCCTCATTTACTATTTCATTTAATTCGAAATTTTTTGTGCTTCCGTCTGGTGTGATGACACTGTAATCAACAGTCGAAGAGTCCACAATATATCGATCAGTTTTAAAGAATATTTTTTTGAAATCGATGTTCTTATCCAGCAATCTTTTTTTGACCAATGCTGATTTTCCAGGTTTACAATAAGCAAGAAC